GTGGTTGATTAGCGGGTTGGGGGGGAGGTTAGGGGAGGATATTTGGTGAATTGTGAATTACTGGTTATATTTGTAGGTAATAATAATAACTATGGCTAAACGTAATGAGGGCAAATATAAGGTTGTGCATACGCTGCCCCCCGATGCTATCTTAGTAAAAGAATATGCAGATAAACAGAATGTGAAAGAGCCTGCTATATATAATAGATATGCACGCGCATTGAATGAAGGGAAACAATTACCATTTACAATTGTGATATATTTTGAACGCAACTTCATTATACCCAATTAGTTATTCTCTTTAATAAATTTATTTTTAAAATAACCCCTCAAATATTTTGTGAATTGTGAATTACATCTTATATTTGACTTATCAAATCAGAATAACATGAACACAATAACACTCTTAAGCAACCCCTATATAATCCTTTCAATCCTGATCGCTATAATGGTAGTTGCATGTATGGTATATGTACATGTATCTGATAAAAAGAATATGGCATTTAAAAAAGAACATATGTACTTTGACGCAGAGACTGCCAAATGGTATTTTAAAGACAATGTGATTAAATAACCCTTATACATTCACCCCTTTTTAATAAACGCACAAATCAAATTATATGAACCTTCAAAAAAGGATAACAGCCGTTGAAACTGCTATTAACAACGCTGACAATGCAATGCTATCAATCTTAAAGGCTGCTAATGTTGAAATCCCTGAGCAATTAACGGACGCATCTTTGGAGGCATGGGAAGCTGAGTTTACAGCATCCCAAGACCTTTACCAATTCCTTCAGCGCATAAACAGCGTATTGGATAGCGCTGAAAAGTATATGCTTGCCAATGTTGACTAACTCGTTTAACACAATTGATATTAACTAATCTATTAAACTTATATAATATGACACCCCAAGTTATCGCTCTATCTCTTTCTATTATTGCTTTAGCGCTCATTGGCCTTAAATCAATTAAAAAGTAACCCATATTAATAACTAATTAAACTAGTAGTATGAATAACACATTTGGTGTCTTAAATGCAAATAATGAGCATACAGACGTATCGAAATCAGAAAAAGGCGCAAAGCAATATGCTACGCGGCATGGCTATACCAAAGTATCAATCCGATATAATCATGGCTATGATGTAGATATTGTTGCCATCAAAAAAGGCCGTAAATGGGTTAAATATCCTAATTGATTAAATCAAACAATATTCAATTCATTAAATCGTTATATATGTTATTTAATCGTTTATTCATTGGCTGTCTTTTAGTTATGGCCATTGCGGCAATGTGGTTGACCCTTCCTAACACACATAAAAAGGTGTATTATTACAATGCCTATGCGCCGGGATATGATGAATACTTTATCCTAAAATCATATCAGCTATTACCAATTGACACTATTACGCATTTCGATGACCATGCTATCTCCACAAGTTCTCAAACAGGTTACACGGCTAAGATATTATCTTCTTATACTAAGTAATATATTCAATCACCCTTTAACCTTTCAAAATGAAGAATTTACGCATTAACCCCACATTAGCTGGTATTATTGTAATGCTGTTTATTTTTACTGTTGTAGCCTTTAAACACTGGGATTATCTTACATATAGGCGCTAATTAGCGTAACAGTTACGTAACAAGATTAATTAACTCTATTAATATACTTTTTATGAAAAAAGAAGATTTCTATGTTGGTCAACGCGTTAAGCAAAAAGACCCAGACGAGGGTTATATGATATATGGCATTGTAAAAGAGATAAAAGAAAAATCTATCCTTATAGACTGGGATGACCCAGACTTTGGATTAATGGAAAACGTTGAACATTTCGAAGACGAATACCCTACAATTAAAAACGGGATACCCGGTTACTAATTACCATAACTATTAATACACTCTATTGTATGCCTTATTTTAAAGTTAAATATTATGCTGGCCCTTATTCAGGCACCCGTTCTGTCAACGCTGAGGATGAAGATCAAGCAATTGCAATCGTAAAACATCAAATCCGGAAAGACATGTCCCTCCCAATGTATAGCGATGGGTACAGAATTATTGACAGTGACGAAACCAATGAAGACGAATAACTAATTACTATAAACTACTTTAATACTTTATTTTATGGATATGATTACGTTATTCGATGGCACTAAAATACCAGCTACGATAAGCACAACTACACGCATATTCCAGATACAGACTTATGATGGTGAAACTATCCTTTGTAATCTCTTGACAGCGCAAAAACTGATCGCTGCGGATGCGTGCAAAGGAATAAAACACTATTGGAATCATAAGTTTACTAGGCTCGGTAAATCGGAAGTAAAACATATGTCTTCATAAACAATAATGGCTGAAATCTATAGGCAACCATATAGGGAGCAGGCCATTAAATTAAATATAATTCTATGCTCATTAAAATAACTCAGCACACTAAAAAAGACCTACATAACACATCTAAACGGTCTTTTGTAAAAGGTAGCCATAACGAGGTACACGTAATTACAACCATATGGCTTTTATTTATTCCTATATGGACATTTAAAAAATTAAAAGCATCTCAATTATAAACTATGCAGACAGAATTTACATGTGGGATATATACGGTTTCATATGTTGATGAATATGGGTGGCGGCTAACTGCTAATGGCCGAATTATTGGCGGTATTGATACGGACGGCGCACTCCTTTCCTTTAGTGCTGGAATGGCCATAGGAATAACCACAGACACATTGATTGAGATAGCTGTATTAATGAACAATATTAAACGACAATACAAGGCATTACAAACTAATAAAATATAACTCTATGCATCATACAACCGGTAATAAATACAAAACTCCTGACAATCTAATTAACTTACTTAGCACGTTTCGATTGGATGGCAAAGACTATTGCGTGTTAATTTCAATAGGGGACGATACAGACAAACATTATCGTGGTTACAATGGGAATAGATACGCAGAGCCAATTGAAGTCAATAACCCCTACAATTTAACTGAAGATGAAATGAAGACACTTACAAAAGGGATGGGGTACGAACCAAATTCGTTAATAGTCATGATTTAGCTAACCTATCTAAAGACGGGAGCAAAACATAAAATAATTTCACAGGACGGTTTCAATTGGCAATGGTTGAGTTTTAGCCCTGAATAAGCCCACAGGGATAGGTTGGGCTTCTTTTAAACCTTATTGTATGATCCAAGTAGAATTTAAAACTATATTCCATGAGCTATTCCCACTTTTGTGGCGCTATAGTTGGAACATAACGAAAGATAAAGATGAAAGTGAGGATATTGCCCTATTGAGCATGGTAAAAGTATGGGATAACATACAAAACTTTAATACTGTTTTGGAGCTAAAGAAATATGCCTATGTTGCTACTAAAAATGACAGCCTAAATTATGTCAGTAAGGTAAAGGTTAAAAGCAAATACATTTCGCAGTTAAATGAAGGGATTGAAGATAAAGACGAAATAGAAGTACTAACCTATCGGGCCGCATTGATTGAGCGTATCTATGATAAAATAAACAGTCTGCCGCCTAAATGCAGACAAATATTAAACTTATGCTATTTACAAGGGATACCTAGGCATAAAGTGGCTGCTGACCTAAACATCAGTATTGATACAGTTAACACACAATGCCGGATTGCAATAAATAAACTAAAATCATTCATAACCCCCTAATGCTAAAAAATGTCTAAATTCAATTATATACCCGGGACATGGGTTAAAATCGCCTACCATAAGATAGTTTACACTGGGTGTACTATTGGCTATGCTGCAACTATAGATCGAAAGAGACTATACATTAATGATCCTAAATACACTCTTACCGTTATCCCTATTTCAGCAACATTCAAAATTAAATGGTTGTTTGCTGGCCATATGCTAGACCTTTGCCCATTACCTAATAAATATGAGCATTTAACCATTAATGACAATATTGACTACCAATCTTCTCACTCTTTAAATTAATTTCCATGAACATATATGATTTAAGAAAACACATTACTGTTTTGAATTTTGAAAAAACCTTACAAGGGGCGACTATCGTCTACAAAAATGGTGAATGGCCATCATCTATTAGTTTGACGCTAGACGAATTATTTAGGGAGCTTATATCTATTGGCACATATGAGGATAATTACCATGATCGAACTGAATTTGACGATTCAACCTGCATTAGCCAATGGGATGCTTTAAATATTGTAATACGTTGTGAGCTAGCTAAAGAACTTGAAAAAGAAATTGAAAACTCAGATTTAGGTAAATCAATTGAAAATCTATTAAACAAACAATTATGAAAATTACGTTATTAGCATTTATTATTTTATTGTCTATTGGTTCAGTCTCGGTAAAAGCCCAAGATTCATCCTTGATAGCAGATGAAACTAATTTGACCTATACAAAGACGGGGGCGAAAATAGTTTCATATTCTGAATTGGCATTTCAGGCGATCTCTTTAAAATGGGGGGATCAATTTAAATCAATCAATATCAAATACAAGACAGATAGATACGGCAGATACAAGGAATACTCTATCTATTTGTCAACTGAACTAGCAAACAAAATTAAAGAATGGTCAAAAACTAACTTATAATGAATAAAACGAATTTGGTTATATTATGGATAATCTTACTTTGCGGCTGGTGGGCTTTATTCGCAGGAGAATATGAAATCTCAATCAATTGCTTTTTGGCAGTTACGATAATATTTACATTTCACAATAAATAAATTTCAAATGACACCCCACTATTACCGCAGATCAGCAATACACTCCGTACTATTATTTCTTATTAGTATTATTATTGCTTCTTTTATTTTCAGTTGCTCTCCTAAAAATGGATGCCCGGCTGTATATAAAAACAGATTACAAGGCTACGGCTGGATCAAATGCCGTGAAACAAAGAAGGTATTCGTATTAGATAAACAAGGTGCAGTAGCATGTACCTATATTGATAACAATTAAACAAAAGCAAACAATGAAGTTTTTAATTCTCGCCCTATTAGGCTCTTTTTTTCTCAGTACAGGAATGGCTCAAAATGGGGGCCAATATCCCGAAAATGGCTCTGTTAAATTAGAATGGGTTGGCACAAGCGTAAAGATCACAAATAAACAACCCTGCGAAAGTGTTATTAAGGTTGCTTACGCTCAATCAACTGTCGATTTAACTATTGCAGGTAACTCAACTATTATATTTATGCCGCCTGCTGCTGTAGCTACTATTAAAGCCAAATCCACTACTAATTGCGGGGATACAGATTTTGGATGGGTTGAATTATCGCTGTCAGCAATGCCTGTCAAATTCATTTCTTATGACTTCCTAGCTATCGGCAATAAAGACGTAGTAGTAACTTTTGAGACGGCAGAAACAGCTAATGTAAAGCAGTACAACGTCCTTATCTCAACTGATGGTGTAAACTACCGGAAACTGGATTCGATCAAAGCTGATTTAATAACCCCTAACCGAACATATTCAATCAAAGTAAACACCTTAACCTTTAAAAAATAACAACATGAAGAAAATAATTATTGCGGCTATTTTAGCCACTACGATATTTGCCTGTAAGAGGGAAACAACATCAGCGCCACCAGTCAAATACTATTTCCGGATTGAAGCAGTAGACAATGATGGATCAAGTATAATCACTCCCTATAAAACAATTACCGTAAATTAGTATTCATTTTCTCCTCGTGCAATTAGCAATTAGACAGAACAACAAAAGCCCGGCTATTCCTAGTCGGGCTTACTTTTTACTACAATAAAAAGGGCCAATGAGAACATCGGCCCGTCGTACTACTGCTTATGAGAACAATTGAATGCCTACATTAGTAACTTCAATAAAACCGCTGCCCCACATTGTTCATCCACATAATTAGGATCAAACTTACCATCTGCTACATACTTCCCTTTGTGATAAAGATCACTCCAAGACCATAAATATGGAGAGGGTAACCCCTTCTTTTTATACCCTAGCCCATTATAACGTTCAATTAAATTAAGAGTATTTTCTATTGACCAATCACTGCATGTATGCCATGCTTTCAGCTTTAATGCATCCACAGCGCTTTCTATCCAGGTAAATGGAGGATTACCTGTTTTAGGATACCCGGCTGGCACATGAAGTGTTCTCGCTGTTAGTTTATCTCCGTTATGCAAATGACGAGTGAAGTTTAAAGACGATTCCCGGTAATGCACTACTCCTGTTACATACCAAGGAACTTTAATTAACGCCTCTACCTCGTCATAGGATGGCTTATTTTGCTTTATTTTACCTGCAATGGCATTGGCATCATCTACTTTAGACGGGTTAATTATGAGCAGATCATATGAGGCTTTATAGTCCATGTTTATTTAAGTAGAATACTAAGGGTTATAAAAATGGCGATGTAAATAATCTTTAATAATTTAATCCAGAATGGCGATAACTTGTTTTCTATTCTATCCAATAAGCTACCATTCTTCATATTGGGAGCCCCATTATACCACCACTTTTCATTTCTGAATAGATTCAATATTGGATCAAATAAAGCTGCACGAATAGAAATCCCTAAAATAGCTGTTTTAATGGCTGCCCAAAATCCTATCACAATCCACATATCAATACTCAATACCGATACAAAACATCCATACCCAAATGCTTTCCAGAAATGAGAGATAGCGATATTCTTTTTGAACAAATGCGCCTGATAGTGGGATTGCCAAATGATAAACATCAAACACGCCCATATCACAAGTATGCGATCTATGAGCCCCATTAATCCCTGCTTGTTTTGCCACCAATAATAAACATCCCTGCTAATCCTCCTACTATCATAGTACATCCAGCTACTATCATTAGTACCGCTCCATGTGTACGTTCAGGAATAGTAGATTCATTTTTATCCCAGCCCCACGCCCCTATCCCCATGCCGCCTACAAAACAAATGATACTTATTAATAAAGGAATGTTTGTTTTCTTTTGATTTGACATAATTTTAAATTTTATTGATTGATTTTTAGTTTATGCCGAACTGTGAATTGAGTAGTTAAGCCATAATTAGTTGGGTCTAATATCTTATTTGGAGGCCACCCTTTTTTATATCTGTCATGTATTCTGTCCCTAGGAATGCCTGTTCTATCCGACCAATCGGATATACACAATCTTTCGCCATTATATTCAATGAAAACAGTTACCTTCCTATTGTTTGTATTTACTTTAGGGGTTACAAAGCAACACATATCAGGAGAATATAATAATGGAATAATACCTAATTTAGCTGGAATTATATCTTTATCTACTTCTAATCCTTTCTCCCACCCATTTTTAATCCCCCATTCTATAAAAGCGACGGGGTTATCTACCCATTCATCACATATCTTAACTCCTCTACCCCCATAATTATGATATTCTGGGCTCTTCACATTATAACATCTCTGCTTCATGCCGCCCCATTTTTTATATAACGGATGCTCATAATATCCATGCTTACGCCTTCCCTCATCTAATCTCTGTTTACTTATACAACCACACGATTTAGATCGGCCAGATTTAAGTGTATCTAATCTTGTTACTATTTCGCAGCCACAATCACATTTACATCTTAGTTTTCTAGTTCTTTTGCCGCCAGGACTAATATACGTAGGGAGTACTTCTATTACTAACAACTTATTAAATCTCGTACCCAATAATTCGTATGGAGATTGCCTTTCCATTTAAAATCTTAATGATAATGGGAAATTAATTGTCGTTTCTATAGTTGTTTTATTTCCATAATACCCCATTACTCCTATCAATAGGTTTCTTTTAGTTTGATATTTCATGCCAAATCCTGCTGCAACTGGCCAATACGACCAAAGTACACCCCAAGATAAATACAATCTACCATGAGGCTGCAATTTATCGTCATATTGCTTTTGTAATTTAGCCAGCGCTGTGAATTTATTATAGAAACTAAGGCTTTCGCCTTTCAGTTCTGCAATTCTATTTTGATATAGTCCTAGCTGCTTATCGGTATTAACTTGCAACGTGTGTACATCTGATCTGTATTTATTCACGAGGTTATTTTGATCTTCGAGTTTTACAAAACAATCATGGCAATTATCAACGAATTCAGACGGCACAGTCACAGCGGTAGTATCCGTGTATTTCGCGTATTTGTATTTGTCAATAAGCTGTTTTACTTCTATGCTTGATTTATCTAGCTGTTCTTCTGTTCTTTCTTTCTGCGCTAACGCCAATTCTTTCTGGCCTCTTTCGAACTCCAATGAATCCTGAAAATCTTTAGCAGTACTATCCGATATTACTTTGTATATCCTTAATACCGCCAGCGTACTATCGGCCAATTGTAGCGCCTTTTCTTTTGCAGATACTTCTAACTTCGATTGATGGCACCCTCTTATACATAATGCAATCAAAATCAAAAAACCAATCAAGATAGTATATATGATATATGGCTTTATTTCTAATTTCATTTATTCCTGGGTTTATTATTTATTACATCTTTATATGAATACGCCTTTAACACTCCCCTTTCCTGATGCCTTATTTTCCCGTCTTTGATCATCCGATACAAGGTGGTTCTTGATACATTTGCCTTCTTTAGCATATCCGTAAAACTCCAATACTCATCTTTAAACATAAACAAATATAGAGGGAACTTTTAATTCCATGAAATATTTTATTATATTTGCCCCGATTTGGACTATACTAGTAAGTAAATAAAAGAACCCCGTTTCTACGGGGTTCTTTTATTTAATCTTTTTCCGTTGAGCCTTTATATCTAATTCCCCCTTTCGAAAATCTTGCCATGTTTTCATAGTATACCTAATGAATTTCACCACCCCGAACATGAACGCAAGAAACCAAAGCACATCAGCCTTCCAGGTTCCGGCATTTAAAATAATTGCACCTACATAAGATGTTATCCCAAGCCCTGTAGCTACTTTGATAATTAATGCTGTTTCCATTCCTTTTGGAGCTGTTTTATGGTTTGATAAACCACTATAGTTAGTACGATGAGATATAGAGTTGTCACTATATACTGCTCGTTCTGCCCCGTTTTTCGAAAGAAACCAATTATTTGAAAACATAATCTGATAATTGAGTAAAAAATAATCGGGGTTATAGGTTTTCTATATTTTGGTACTAGATAGTGTAACGCTAACAAATATAAACAATCGCCTGTTTTTTGCCAAGTGTAATATATATGCGCCCAGATCGGGTTACTAAAATCAGCCTTTATATGGAATGTCAGCAGCCCCGTCATATACCAGCCTACTGATATAGTAAATATACTATGGTAAAACCGGTGGATCGGAGGGAGAATTACCGCCATCCCCTTCGCCATCGCTTTGGGCAGCGAACGAAGCATTGATTTCATTTTCAAGGTCGTTTAGGTGTTGAGCTAATTCTTCATTACCGTTACTATCAGCCCATGACCTTAATTTAGCTAAAATCTCTCGTAATTTCTGTTTTTGTGACATTATTCTGTTTTTTTAGTGACAATTAAATCGTTTTCTGCTACTTTATTGGCAAACTTAGCAGCGAATTTATCCGATGCTAATACTCCAATATTCTTCAATACCATAAATGCGCGATCTATCAATATCCCCTCGGCGATAACCAATAAGATCATCCACTTCATATCTATATACTCGTACTCCATTCGTATCAGCAATGGGATGGACAAAATATTTGCGATCAAGCGAAGAACATTGGATGCAAGTAAGAATTTTGTACTCCATTTTTTAGGAGTATTATCGCTGGCTATATCTCTATTGCTTGCCTCAAAAAATAATGATGCAGTGGCCGCAAAATAAGCGATAACCAAATAGGCTAAGAACGCTCCTAAAGAACCATTACCTAAAAGAACATTCCAGAAGTCCGGATATTTATGCATGTTAGTTAATTTATTATACGGAATATTTAGGTAGTATATCAACGAATACCCCATATATAGTTACGAAATTATTTACAACAGCCGATTGCTCAATGGTAATATTTTGAGAACTTGAAAACGAAAATCCAGAGACATTAATAGCAGACAAACTACCTATTGCCCCAACTTCCTCTTCTAATATATTAGCATGTGTGTTATCGATATAATGCAAATGGCACTCTAATACATCCGGAACTAAAGGGGTCGTCAATGAAAAACTTGCAACTGATACCCCATTCACCTTTACCGTTGCAACAATACCAGTGTTGACTGCCGAAAATAAATAAATTCTTATTCTTACTCTATCCCCAACTTGTGTCAAGGTATTAGCAGGAAGCGTTCTTGTTATAACTGTTTGCGCGGTATTGGCAGTACCCGCTGTGCCAGTGCCGCTTACATAGGTTGCGCTACAAGAGTAAAATGGGTTTATTTTCCTATATTCTCTAGGAGAATAAGAAATAATCCCTACAACTATAATCCCCACGGCTAATACTATTGATAAAACCTTATACTTATTCATTATTTATGTTATTGACTTTTGTTATCGAACCCACCAATTAGTGGCAGACCCGCACTGGACTGCCTTCATAGTATATTGCCCTACTATTGTAAATGACGATGCCCCGTCTATAAGATCAGCAGTTGACCCATTTACTTGTACAGTGACAGTGTTCCCACTATTATCTACCCTTTTGAACATGTACTCAACTCCCATCCCTGAGCCGAATACAGTACTGGCAGCCGGAAGGGTCATGGTGATATTTCCACCAGCAGCATTTATTACAAAGAAATATTCTTGATTATTTACTGTGGTATTTGTAACTACACTGTCTACCCGTAAGAAATTAGCGCGGCCAGATTGGAACCCATTAACAAATGTACTATTCCCTGCTGTGTATAATGGGGCTGTAGTAGGTACACTTGTTCCCAACCCTGCATTATTATTAGTATCAATAATTAATCCGGCTCCTTTATCATACACAGTTGCGGTTGGGGTAAATCCTATTTCTAGTGAATTGCCAGCACCAATTAATGCGAAAGTATATGGATGCCCCGTACTACTTCCATCCAATATGAAAGCATTCCCATTAATACGGTAATTGAACATAGAATTAAATGTCAGGCTATTGCTGCTTCCTGTTACTGTTCTATTGCCAGCCAATGTGCCATCCCCTGAATATAACGTTGTCGCTGTGCTTGGAGTTTGCCATGTTACCGTCCCACTCCCGTTTGTTTGTAAAACTTGCCCCGATGAGCCATCTGAGGTTGGGAATGTAAATGCGTTATTGAATGTTACAGCCCCGTTACTCCCAGCTACTCGCAACCTAACCGGGGGTGGCCCCCCAGCACCTGCTGAAAGAGTTATATCTGCATTTGCATCCAGCATAATAGCCATACCGCCAGTAGCATTAGAATAATATGCAGTACTATTCGATACGTAAGCCCCGTATGTCCCACCCGAACTCCCTTTTACTCGAATACCACCCGTTAAGCTTCCATCATTAACTGCTTGAAAACCTACTTGTCCACTAGCGTTAGAGTTATTAACTCTCACTTCACCGAATCCGGTAGTACTCGTTGTAACATGTAATTTTGTAGATGGGGTTCCTCCTATCCCTACATTCCCCGTATTTCTGCTTTGCAAATCAGAAGAACTTACTTTAGCCCATGCGTTATCTTCGTACGCTCCTAATTGTTTGCAAATTATTTGAGTACCCCCATTTTTATTAAATAATGAATTATTAACACAACATCCAGCTTGGTCAATTAAATAAGTGATATCCCCTATTCCTAAATTAGATACATCATCCAATACGTAGCTATAGTTATACCAGCCAGGAGCATCCCCATTCCAGACCTCTGACATGAAATTATCAATTTTAAAATAAGCATTCCCAAATGAATTACTTAACCCCATGATATTTCCAGATGGTACATATATAGAACTTATATTCCATTGTGCTAATACTCTATTAGCGTGAACCGTTTCGATATTATGTAGAAAAACAAATGCTTTATCGCAAAAATATACCTCACATTGATCTATATTAGCATGATCAGACACGGCAATCCCATATTTAAACCCTGCCACATGCACTCGTTCAAGCGTTGTCATTGTTTCACTAAAAATCTTATTTGTTATAATTCCCGCAACTTCATTTGTTGGTCGAACGCTGGCCGAAGCACTCCCATCAATCGCTACCATTACATTGTTATAATGCGATGTATTACACCAATAACAATTTATACCCCCCATAGACGGGCCGCCAACATGAATATTTTTTGAAACTAAAATAGATATATTTTTAAACGTATATGTGGTGTAGTTTAGGCTATCGCTTGCATTTGCTCTGCTTTTTGTTGAAAACAATGCAGGGTCATTACCTGTCCCGTTAATAAGTGAATATAATATAACACCCTTCCAGCTTACTATACTATCCATAGAAAGTAGATTAGGTGTCCATTCAGGCGGCGTTTCCCCTTCTATTATTATGTGGGTTCTGTTGTTGAATGAAGAATCAGATGCACCTGTAAAAAATGTATTTGGCAGGACGACTTGAGAATTCACATTCACTCCATTCACATTAGTACGTAGCGCTCCCGCAAACATATAAACTCCGTTAGGTACCCATACCTTACCACCACCATAATGATGGCAGCTATCTAATGCTTTTTGAAATGCAGATGTGTTATCTGTCCCCCACACAACAGTATCTGCACTTACTGTCGTGCTCGCAGCGTTCGTCAATGTAACAGTAGTTGAATTCGTAAACCCAGAAATTGTTGTAATTAAATCAACACCTGCTGACCCTGCATATGGCACTCTAATGGCCTTGCCAACGTCCGCTGATGTGAAATTTGCAGAAGCGCTAGTTAATGTGCTGGAACTGGCCGAAATGGCTGCATCAAACACTTTTCGACCATCTCCCTTTGCTCCATATATCGGGTCTGTTACATTATAAACTTTGGGAGTTAGGCTTAAATCAAATAGAGTTGAAATACTTGCAGTATCCACTTTAAATGTTAATGCATTGGAATTACTAGAGCTATCCACAATAATAGTATTGCTCCCAAATGCTGTCTTGAAATTGCCACTAGGAGTAGCAAGCCACCTAAATCCAGCCCCTATATTATTTATAGCTATAGACGGAATTTGGGTAAGATCATATTGCGTTGCAATAACCGATGTATCTACTCTTTGAGTGATATTATTAGCGGTTACCGTATGTAGTATGCCAAACCCTGGATTTAGTCTTTTTAATGTATCATTGATGGAAAGCGTATCCCCGGCCCCTGATGCATTTACAAATTGTGGTGGAGTTCCATTGGCGAATGAAGTCGCTTGCCCTTTTGCATTAAATGTTATTTGACAATTCACACAAGTTCCTGCCAATACTTTATCTGCTAAAGAAATAGTACCTAATCCGTTATCGGAAAAATCACTTGAAGCAAATGTTGCCGCTCCTTTTGTTCCAGTTGTAGTTGCATTGTTTATCCCTATTTCACCAGTAGTTGAATTATATGTAATAGGGGATATATTAGAAATAAGACTTCTGACTTTCAAGTAAAAGTTAGGAATCATCCCGGTATCGGTAGTAGCTAATGTTCCATTCCCCCGTACGTACTGTGCGGTAGTTCCAGCGCCGGATACATTAAGCGTCCCATTTACTGTTAGCGGGGAATTGGTTACCGTAAAAGCAGATGGCATAGATAACCCAACACTTGTTAACCCGGAGCCGCCACCACCTATTGCGGCCCTTATTGCTGCTGCCGTATCTTTTAATTGTGAAGTTGTAACAACATGATTTGATCCTAATGTATCAACGAACATCAATATTTTAGTCGCATTAGTAGAAAACGTCAACCCATAATCATTTTGTATTCTCTTAATTGCATTATTAATATATAAAGAATCTCCGCTTACGCCTGCATTCGATAGTTGATTTTGCTTTAGGTTTATTCTATTGCTTAATGATATTGTATCTCTATCCAATAAACCACGAAACCAGCGCCTGTTACCTCCATAAAACCATAATGCCGTATCGCCCCCCTGAATACGTACAATTTGCGTTCCTGCGTAACGAGCATAAAATGTATCAAGCACAGGATTTACTAGGGGACTATCTAATATTATCCATGATGCTTCAGTATTACCTGTAAATATTCGTGACTTAAAAGTACTAGCCGGTAATTGCGCCTGTACAGTAAGCCCGATAAAAACTAATAAAACTATAAATATATTTCTCATACTATACATTTATAAGTTGAACCATATGTATCATATACAATTGACTTGTCCCAACTCCATTGCTAAATACGATTACTATATTATTTGCATTATATGTAACAGTATATTCTTGTTGCGAAACATCACTACCATAGGGCAATTCTGTTCCATCTAAAGTAATTTCAACGCTAGGATTTACCACGCCTGCATAATTCAGCGTCAAGCTAGTTTGTCCGGCTATCATTGGAGCCCCTACATCTCCTACCCGGAATTGCACAAAAGGAGTTGCGATTGTCACGTTATTTCCAGTTGAAGGATTAACAATATTGCCTGTACTTCCAGAATCTATTACATTTTGCGCAGCATGAATATATGGATTGCATAGTGAATACATATAATTTGCCATCTTAGGTAAGATGCTGGCACCAGAATCAATATCATATTGCCACTGTACAGATTCTTTTACTATAAACAAAAGAGATGATTGATTAGGCCGATTGCCACCGCCTTGTAATAATAATTTTTTAGAATTACCATCAGCAGCAAGATATTGGCATATTTTAGCTATAGTCAAATATGTAGTTACTGGTACTGCCATTTAAAAGAAAAATTGAGAATTATTTTTTAAATACAATGCCCTATTAATTGCGGCTTGGGCAGAATACTGCTGCCCATCTGCCCCAGCATCAGTAGCATTATTTATTTCGGTCTGTAATTTAAATAAATCAGTATACCAATTTATATCATTCAAGATATTGGGATCATCAGATAAATTACTTATTTGGCCACCTCTAAATTGTTTCAAATAATTAAGGAATGTTTCTACACTTTGTGCGGTATAAGTTGATCCCGGCTGAGGATTATTACTTAACCATACTGCATTTACCAGTAAAGAATAATCAGTATTCAATACTCCTATAATTGTCTTCGAATTGCCATCTGAAAATGGGAAATCTATATATAAAGTAGTAGTTCCTTCTGGGACAAGCGTCGTCCCATCTACTTTGTACAGATATATACGACGCCCCGAAAATGTACCCTGTCCTTCACTAGAATAGCTTGAGGTGTCATTTACTATGAAGCTAGTAATGTCAGATGTTTGCGTTATTGTAAATTGGCCAGTGAACATTATATTTTGTATTTAAATATGAACCCTTTTGATTGTTTTTGGCCGCCACATAATACTGAATATATATTTTTTTTATCAATATTCATATCATGGGAGGCTTCATGAACAGAAATGTATTCTTTTACAATATTTAGGCTTAAATCATATATTATGATCGGTCTTCTCATTTTATTTCTAGCCTCTCTTCTAGCTGTGATTGCTTTTTGTGTAGACTTAATTCCGAGTGTATATCTCTTCCCCTTATTAGCTCTTCTTATACTTTCAATATGTTCTTTAGATAGTTTTCTTCCTTTCCCTGCATTAGATATTTTAAGCTTTGCCTCTGTTGTTATCACCATCCCCTTATTCCCTGCTCCTCCATTAGTTAAATTAAGCCCATTATATTCTGGCCATTTATTGTAATTACATACATTCGTTCTAATCCAGAATATTTCCTTCCCCTGTGCATATAAATGCGTATTTTCAAACTCCTCAATTACTTCTATTGAATGTTTATCAACTCCATATACAATTAATGAATTATATAACAATCTCTGCTTCTTGATTGAATTAGTTAATGCCTTATAATCATTATATCGACGATGAAATGAAGATGTACACCCTACATAAACCTGTCCAATTGGATTGGTTATTTTATAAATTGTCCACTTTTTAATATCTGAAGAAGGCATTCTAAATCAGTTTATTAAAATTAATAATTTATTTTCTTACTTGCACCATTACTTTTGGCGCAATACTTTGAGTAGTCGCAGGTTGCTGATCATCATCAAAATAACCTTCATTTCTTAATGCTTGTGCCATCTTAACTCTTCTCATTACATTATCATATGGCTGTTTCCAAGAAGTCTCCTTAAGATTACCCCCTGATACTGGGCGAGATTTCATGAAGGCGTCATCTTTCAATGCACCTGATTTATGATAATCCATAAGCATTTTTTGTGCATTCCCTTCTCCCGCATTATAATTAATATATGTAAAAAATTGTTTTGCCGCTGGCGAAAGTTCAATATTATTGCGCTTAGCATAATCAAGTATTTGATCCTCACTCATTTTGGCCATAGCGCCTTTCGCCATCATTGCATCTTCAACACTTCTAAAGTCACCAGAATGCGTTGTTTCTCCTTTTTCATTGGTCATTATGGTAGGTTGATATCTACTTTGAAAACTAGCAGGCAAATACCCTTTTTTTACTAAATAAGGGAATTGGCTATGAAAATGATCTAAACCAACTCCGGCAAATCCGCTTACGGGGTAATCATCATAAGAACTACTATTAAAATATCCTTCCCCTTCATACCCTTTTTTAAACATACCGCTAACGCCTTCCTCCATTGCTGATGAATAAAATAATGCAGGGTCTAATCCAAATCTCTTTACTGCATTTATTGCAGACTGCTTAATCGGCAAACGCTCATGTGCGGTATTAGGTATTTCGTTTATCCTCAAAGGGGTATCCCCACGCCCCTGCATATAAGGCCCATATTTCTGCCTCCACGCTTCTGCGTATTTCAGCCTAGAATTCGCATCTTTATAGTTGGGGAGGGGGATACGCGTAGGAGGCACAGCAGGCTTAGGTTCCGCGCCCGTTACCGGGACACCGGGTTGAGGTGTTACTTTTATTCGTACTGCTTTTGCCATATAATTTAATTTTTTTGATGTGGATTAGTTCTTGTTACTCTTGTTGGTCTTTCTCTTGATACTGTTGATCTAGCAGGCTTATTGGATGCGCTTTCCCCTGATTTCATTAAGCTATAATCCTCTCCTATTCTAACCCCTGTACCACCTGACATGACACCTACAAATACCCCTTTTAAGATTTGCTCTATTTGAGGCTTTGACATTCCTCGTTGTTCCATTTGAACAGTTACATCTTTTATTGCTTCTGCCACAGGAATCGGCGTTTGTTGATTTAAAATATATTCCTTCCATGTTAATTGATGCCCAAATGGCCCCGGCTTATCAGAAGAAAACGGGAGAGTATTGCCTCCATAGTCATGATGGGTAGCAATATCGGCGGCTGTACTAGCAAATGGTGATAGTTTACCTCGCAAATATTTACTAAATGAACTATACAATAAGTCTGTCCTAGTTTTACCTTTTAAAGACGTTTCGGATTCTACCGAAATGGCCACCAATTTGCTTAAAAATCCCAATGCCGAAGCCATCCCTCCCGTTAAATCTATCGTTCTGTCTCCGAATTTAAATTTAAGCCAATCAGAACTTTTGGGGTCAGTAAAATTCACACTCTGTTTTGATCCTGTTGCCATTAATAATCCCTGATTTGCAGCCAATGCCGCAAAATAAGTGGCTATAGCCTCACCACTTCTTTTAGCTACAATTTTAGCCGCTGCCTTTTCTGCTGCCGTTGCATTCTTCCAATTAGTAAAGGTTGCGATTGCCTTCACCGGCTGGGTTATAAGGCGCGACCATCTGGATGCCTCTAGCCGGGGGGCAAAAAACGCTGTACCAATAGCTTCAGGAACTGGTATCTTACTAGTACCTGTTGCATGATTTACGATAGTGGCTATTTCTTTCAATACTTCCGGATCGGCCTTTTCTACAGCAGAAAGCCTATTGTATTCATCCTTCGCCATCTCTAATCTCATTACTTTCAATGCATTAAACCCACGATCGCCAGCCGCTCCAAGCCTCCCTAGCATTTTATCAAAGGTCTGATAATCATCGAATTTTTCAGCGGGATCAACTGCAAGGCCGGCCCTCTTCCATTTTGCAAATTCCGGATCATTTACTAAATCCTGCATCGCCTTTTCGTATTGGGCAGCCTTCCCGAATGCAAAATTGAATTGTTTAAAGAATGAGGGCCAATATGATTTCCATGCTGTGGGCCTAAATATATTCATACCGGCATGCGTAATACCTCCAACTGTACCATGCCCAAATGTCTTCAATCTGAAAAATAGATGTGGGACAAACTTAAGCGCCTTTACCACCCTTGGAGTATTTGCAGCTTTCACCCATGCCTTTGCTTGTTGTATGGCTTGTCGCTGATGATATTGCTGCGTGTATAATTCGTCGGAAATAACTTTCGTGCCCTTGGGTTGTGTTATGGCATTCCTAACTTGATCTGGGTTTAATCCCAAGTCCTTAGATACCCCATATACCATTTCATTAAAATCTTTCCCCTTATTGATATATTCTGTCTTTGCATAATCCCATATATCTCTAGCGTCTTCTGTTGTAAATTTGTTGTCCTTTTTATCAGCAAAGCGAGTTAATAAATCATTTTCGTTTTTGAAATATTTGTTATAATCATTTTCTACGTCACGTTGCTTATCTTCTGATAATGATTTATACCAATCACTTTGTTTAATATGCGATAACCCATCAGATATAGCCTGCACAACTGTGCCGCCTGCCTCTACCGTTTTGGCCATTATCTCTAACGCACTATCCCAAACTAATGACCCCGGCGTTGCGGCTTGGAAACTTCCCGGCTTTCTAGTTTTCCCTTCCCTTAGAAGATCAGCAAATTTATCAGCTTTTTCTTTTATTGATTTCCCCGGTTCTTTTTCACCCGTTGACTTATCTATTGCTTCTGTAAGTTTCTTTTTCAGCCCTTCCACTTCTTTAGTCAATGACCCTACCTTATCTGCCAGTTCTTTAGCACGACCTTCTTGAGCTTTGGACATAGGCTGTTCATTCCGTTGCTCAAAGTATCTCCTTATCCCAGTAAAAGAACCAGTATCTATATCTGTTACTCCTTGTTGTTCACGACCCATACCGCCCCATACTGTCTGCATGGGTTTCACTACCTCGTTATACCATTTGCTTTCGGCTGCTTTTGCCGCTTTATCCTCAGCACTTCCAGCCCCAAACTCATCAGCGGCTTTATTTGTTTCTCTTACAAGCCTATTATATTCTGCCCTTACTACGCTAATATCATCTACGCCTATTTTGCCATGATTTTTGAAATCACTTGCTACCTGATGTGGGTCTACGCCTTGTGCTATTAGTTCTTTACCCCTCTCAATGTATTGTTCTGGCTCTAAGACTTCACCCCTAACCGGTGCAGATTCCCCGGTATCAAATGCCCTTTGTGAACGATATTCATGGGCAATACCAATATCCTCCCCAAATGGCAAATCCATGTTCCCCGGATATGGCGCTACCCCTTCTTTACCCGTATCTTTACCTTCTTCTTGGGCGCGTGTTCCGGCAGTGACTTCCCCTTGCTGGCTTGGTTCCATTCCTCCACGTTGACCCCCTTCTGCTCCAATTCCTTCTTGTGGATGTTGAAGAACGCCGCCTGTGCTTGGCTCTTGTATGGCATGAGTTAATTCTTTATTGTTTAAGAAAATATTCGTTGTTTCATCTGTCCATTTACCATCTGTTTTGGATAACGCGTCAAGCGCTCTCATTACCTTACTATGGCTTACTACATGAGTGTCTTCAGGCAGTGACTTAACATATTCATACGCTTTCTCCATTCTTGCCTTAAAGCTCTCAGGTGATTCAGAGCCTTCTGGCCTATACTTTCCTTCAAACCATTCTTTCTCTTTAAAGGTTCCTTCCGGCTTCCCTTCATCACTACCAATATTAGCCGTATTCAGTAATTCATTCCTTTCAATGGGCACTTCTTTGCCTGTGATCTTTTTAGCTTCCTTCGCTGCTTCTTCAGCGGTTTGTAACCCCCTTTCTACTTCACTTGTTATGATTTTGGCTTTATTATTATCGGCGATATACTGTCCTAATTTATGCGCCTCTTGCTTCCCTTCTTCAGTTAATGGGGATGGCCCTATGCCATTTTCTTTACCGGCAGCAGTTTTTGTATCTTCCCCGTGTTCGCTTACTTCTACATGGCCTACTCGTTCAGCCGATACTTTCCCTGCGCTAACTTCACCGGGCATAATCACCGATACATTCTTTGTTGACTTTATTTCTTTAGGTTGTTCTCTTGGTGAAATAGTTACAGTTTCGGGGTGTTTTATTTCTCCCGGTTGAATTACTGATACTTTAGGTTGTTCTTTAGGATATAGCTCCTTAGCTTTATTTACAATATTTTCTCCAAAAGTTGCTATTGCTATATCTGCCGTATTGGGATCGTGCGCCTTATCCGCTATAGCTTTAAATAGATTCTTTAAATCATTCTCACTTGCATCTCGCAAAATATGAATATCCATATTTTTAGATTCCTTATCTACCAATTGCTGCAATTCTCCACGCCCCTTCCCGTTAGATAGGTTTACTATTTCTTCATTTAGCGTCTTAATTTGTTCTTTTATGTCTGGATGGTATGCCCTATCCGTAGTTTCAAGACTAGCCTCTAATTCGTTTCTTTTTTTAATTTTATCCTGAACTTTTAACCGATCAGATTCAGGCACATTGGGCTTTATTGAATTATCAATATCAGCATGTTCTTTTATTGCTTTTTGTGCATTATTGGCTTGTGCTTCTGTTATATGTCCAGATTGTTTAAGATTATTTAACTCACCTTCTACTGCCTCTTTAGGAACATTCTTAAACGCCTGAAGTATTTGATTATATGTTTTTGGTTGTAGTGCTTCTGGGAATTTAGCAAGCATCGTCATGCCTACAGTCATTTTCAAGCCACCTATCAATTGCTCCTTCAGTCCTTCGCTTGCATCAACTGGCAGCCCTTCTTGTTGTGCCATTAAATTCTTTACTAACTGCCCACTTGCACCAACTGCACCAACGCCTAATCCTTCCAATGTTTTCTTTACAGTTTCTTGCCCAACTTGCTTCAGTGCATTACCCAATGACTTTTGCAATAAACCTCTATTCAACCCGGTTGGCTGCAATCCAACTTTAGCCCCCAATACGCCCATCGCTGCACCGCTTAACGCATCAATGTTAGCCTCATTATTAGTGAAGTATACAGCCTCTTGCAGCACTTGACTATCCGACCAATCTGGATGTTGTTTTTTTATTGCTGCATAATTTTGCGGCAACGCAGCCCCAAATGTTAGCTTGTACATTTCTGGGGCGGTAATAGCTGTAGCAGCAGCAACGCCAGCTTCAGGGCCAGCGGCAATGCCGGCAGCAGCGCCACCAATAATCGGCTTTAAGGGTTGCCCTCCTGCCATGCGCCCCATTTCTGCTAATGGTTTGGAAAGCCATCCTTCTTCCGCAACTGATACAGCCTGATCAGGATCGTATTTTAAGCGCTTATTAATCAGGTCGAGCATGGCTTTTTCATCCCCGGATTTGTAAACACCATAATCATCATACGCCTGAACTTTTTCTTTATATCCGGTTGCCAAACTACCTAAAAATCCTTCTGGCTTTACTAATTGGCCGTTTACGATGTCATAATCATATTCTCCTTTATTTATCTTATCTATATTAGAAGCTATTTTACTTTCTTTTTCGGGATTATTTTGACGATCCAACCGGTATATATCGGCCTTCAATAAATTGGCTTCAGTAGGATTTGTTTTCGCTAAGTCTTTTGCTTTTTGCTCTAACCCGCGTCTCATTAAGACAGTGTTATTAGGCATTTCACTTTTGAAACTTTCTACCTCTACTGGGCTTACATATACATCTTGCTTGTCTTTATGTGCTAATTGTTGTGCTTGAAAATTAACTGGGCCAGCCTCCCTTGGGTTTACTGCTAAGTTCTGGCTTGTCACTCTTCCTAATAAATCCTTTTTATGCTCATATAAAAGGTTACGAACACTATTATCAATATCATTAAGATGCGTTTTTATTCTTTCACTCGATTCTGCTGTTTTTGTATTATGATCATTAACGACATTTGTAGCCACAATGGGTTGCGCTGTCTGCCCCATACTTAACCAATCCGTCATTGGTTTAAAGGCAGCCTGTTGAGGTTCAGGCTTAGGCTGTTGCTGTGACTGTAACGAACGCAACTTAGCCTCCAATCCTAAAGGATCAGCTTTAGACTTGACTTGTTGTAATTTTTTCTCCAATCCTAATGGATCAGGATCACCCGTCTGTACTTGGTTATATGTTTCTACTTCTTCTGCCATTTATTTGATTATTCCTGCGTCAAGATATTCTTTTATCTTTTCTTCACTATACAATTTTCTCAATTGATCATGAGTGTATGTTGTACCATTGATATTATACTTTCTGCCTGCCTGATTATTAGCCCCATTGGTAGGCATTTTATAGGCTCCCTGCATCGTTCCACCCAATTGCTTTTTAGTCTCCCCTCTATATCCTAGTGATAAATAGGCTTGATCTAAATCCATCGGTTTACTTAATTGATCGTCATACTCGATATTCCCATTTGCATCTGTTTGTATTGAAGTCCCTATTTTTTTGCCCGTTTTCGGATCATAATCCTCTTTGTATTTATAAAAGACTGGCATTATTTTGTTATCGGGAGTAACAAACACGGCATCTGGTTCTACGTTATTTCTTGCTAACCCTTTCATTAATACAGCATCGGGCTTTATTTCATACCCTAACTGTCGCCCTAATGGAGAATTAGCATCAGATAATGATTTTGGCTGCCCCGATTTAGCGGCACTAATTCTTTGATCCCAAAAATTAACAACCCAGCTATTAGCGGCATCCTGATCTGATTTTTTCAATTGCTTTTGATGCCCAAAACGTATTGCCTCCATTGCTTTCTCACGTCCAAACACATTCTCTCCTTTTTCATACTCCATTGTTTTTATATCATGATCAAGGATTGTTTTTGCCACGAACGCGTCTCTTGGATTGTCTACATCAGTACCATAATATCTTTTATGGATAGCATTCAGTTGATCATGTAAAACTGGATTATGTTGGACTTCTTTAAATGCCTGTACTGCATTGGCTCTCCAATTCCTATCAGTATCATACACATCAGCCGCCCTATCTCCAAACAATTTCTTGTTCTGTTCGCTGTATTGATGTGTAATTGGAGTTTGAGTTTGAAAGTTGCCAATATTTATTGGGGCTCCGGGTATTTTATCAGGCTTTACATCGCCTAAAACATATTTCGTAAATTCTTCCTTTTCTTTTGTTCCAATTGGTTTAGGTGGCAATACCGCCGCAGTCATATCAAATGGCTGTCTTTTCGGATCACCTATAGGTAAATCATCTGCTGCTATTTTATTTATAATATCCGGGTCATCGAATACATATGAGAAATCCTTGTTGAATTTTAGTTTGCCTAATTCTTCTTTGTTCTTATACGCCTGCTTACTTTCATTGGTAAGAGCAACCTGATCTTGATAACCAGACATATATTTATTGTAAGCAGCCCCGTTATCCAATTTCGGATTAAGGATAGCTGCCTTATTTTGCATATAATGCGCTTGCCATTCTTTATTTTTCTGCAATAATCCTGGTACATCTTGCGAACGCATCCCAGTAGATGTAATATTCTTCCCTAAGTCCTTAAAGTAGTTCTCTAAAGAATCCTGTTTGGCTTGTTCTCTAGCCATTTGACGCTCGTAGAACGCAAGAAACGGTCTTTGATCTAAGACCACAGCGCCACCAGACCATGGGTTAATTGTACTTACAGCCATTCTATATTCTTAATTAATATGATGCCAACGATTGATTGAACGCCATTGGCTGAACACTTGGAATTGCTTCATGGGATGCATAATCGTTCCCGTAATTTGGATTACCTCTACCACTCATACTACTTAATCCACCCGCAGCAATTGAATTTGTTTGCCCCCCCCCAAATAAATTAGTGATACCTGAATTTAGCATTTGCGCATATCCTCCTGCCTTTTGCTGTAGAATATCCCTCCTGTTTTGATATGGCAACATTTTATTTATGTTAAACGCTTGCCTTTCTTCTGCTCCCATTGCTTGAGACGCAGACCCCAATTGTCCAAATCGCTGATCTTTTTGTTGTTCAGCCGCAGCAAGTGCTTTTAAAGATGCATCGTTTTGATTTTGAATTAACGCAGACACTCCCCCAAGCATTCTATTACCCGGCTGCTGCTGCAAGGTCGAAAGACCTTGATTAGTGCCTCTGGCTATACTTTGCGCTTGCATCTTATAGAGATTACTTTGTTCCGGCGACTCCTGATAACGTTGTAGCGCCTGATTATAATAATCGCTTATACTCTTTGAGGGGGTATAAATAGGAGTCTGTTGGCTTTCCAATGCTTTTTTCGCTTTTCGGCCACCGAAAAACCCAATAGCAGTTTGAATCGCTCCTAATGCAGATTGTTTGTATCCTTGCGACGCTGCCATTAGAGCCTGTATCATTCCACCGTCCATGTCTGCCATATCATAATGAATTTAATGGTGAATCTAAATATTTTATCAATACACCCGCTAAAAACGCCGGATTACCTGAATCTTGTGTGCGTAACCGGAATAGAATTTTAATCAATGAGCCTTTAAGACTATCACCCGCTGACAAAGAACCAATTGAGTTTACATCATTCCAAAACGCGGCATTGAACTGCCCCTCAGTATTATTGAAATCATCTGTAACTAAATTACTCTGTTGCGGAGTAGTACCGTAACTATATTGGTTGGTACTTATTTCTGGGCAGTCCCATACAGTATTCGCCAACTCTGTTACACTAATCCACGACTTCTTTTGCATCAAATGCTCATTGAATACTCTTCTTACCAACGTTTCATATTTTGTCCCATAGAACGTATTCATAGCCCCGCTAGATACTTGGTCGTGTATATACATGCGCCCATTAACAAATGAATATAATACATTCTCTGCACAAATAATATGTTCAGGGGCAAAATCAAAGAACCCGTAAAAGGCATTTCTCCCTTCATCGAATGCTAACGTCTCTCCAACAAAACTAGCACTCCCATACGTCCACGGCTGAAATACACAAAGGTATTCACTTGTATTATCTTTCCTTACATTGAAAGCCCCGGTTATTCTGGATATACCCCCATACGTATATAATCTATCGGTCAAATAATTAGGAACAGTACTCCCAGCATATGTCTGCATTTTATATATTTCTGACAACACCGTAACCCCGTCTCTACTTAACCTACATATTACACCTCGTATTGGGTCAGTAAAATAATAAACAAACCCACTTTGAACTAAACTATCTGATTGATTTCCTAAGCCATAATCCCCCGCATAGTATTGTACATTGTTTTCTGTAATAATGTCTGTAGTAGTTATCAACTGCTGGGTGCCTGCACTATCCGTAATGAATTTTTTATAAACACCTGTTTGGCCACATTTCCTTTCCTGGAAAAAGGTAAGCAATCTATCCCATGTTTTCATTCTCTTAATAGCTCCGTACATTCTGTCTACGCTATCAAGATTCTGCGCATAAAACCGATTAGATTTATTGATGTTAGTATCTGATTGATATGCCAAACTCCACCGATACATTGTTGGGAAAGTAACCTGTTTTGCATTTTCGCTATAAACAAAAGCTCTCCCATTTGAATTAACTGCACTTGAAAAATAATCTGAGAAATTCTTATCAATCATAGGCTGGCCTATACTCTTATCGATAGTAAATGTAATGTTAGATGAAATGAATTTAATTGTTCGAACAGACGACCCCTGTGCAAGGAGGAAGATATGATCATCCTCCAAAACTGTGTCTGTGTCAAATGAAAAGGTATACGACCCAGCGTTCTCAACATTTTGAGAAACGAGATAATGTTTTTCTCCAAATCTATTTTGTATATAGAAATCCCATGCAGAACCTACTTGTGCAGTATCGAAAGCCCATGTTATGGAGCCTTTTATCCTAAAGTGTGTCCATAAAACCGCTCCTAAAAACCAACGCCCATCTGTGAACGGATTAAATGCAGGCATGCCCACATATGCCTGATTTTGTGTGGTTATATTAGAATCCGGATATGTACTACCTAAGAAATTTATGCCGACTATTAAAAAATCCGCTCCCATCGCCGTAATTGCCGGCACATTAAACAGAAATTCATTACCAGTTTGAACCACTCTGTTTTTTACATAAAAATCACCCCGATTGAATTCGAATGTAGCTGGCGTCAAATGATCTGCTGTCTGATTTTGAAGCATCCCTTGATGAAATCTTGTACTCAATGTGGGGTTAGCAATCATATATCGCTCACCATATTCAAAATACACATCCAGCCCATTAGCCACTGATTGTGCCGGGGTATACATTTCTATAAAATAATTAAAGAATCCATCCCCGAAATCAAACGACCCATCAGTAGACGGTAAAAGTATTTTTACAAATTGCCCCGTTCTTGTTTCGCCATTAACAACTGGATTGACTACGGATGCAACTATTTCGAAGTCTTTTGAATTACCATATAAATTAGCAGTCCCTCCATCTGAATTATACCTTTTAAAGAATGTAATCCTATCCCCAGCCGTAAATGAATACCCTAACGGCGACCCTGGATTAGCCGCGACAAACACATTTAATGACTGTATGCTTATGTATGCATATTTAACTACTCCACTAAGTGATATTAAATCCTTATATGTACGATCACTGATCCATTGTTGGAAGCTGCTCTTTTTTAAATCTTTAGTTCTTACCCATTGATAATAATACGCCCAATCAGGAGGGACATGATAAATAGATGCAGTAAAAGATGGCTTATTTGCAAATCCACCACTTTCAGTATATGAAGCTGAATTAACAGAAAATCCATTTGTATACACCACACCATTTGTACGCCCTTTTGCATCAAAATAAACAATCCCCCATCCATGTTTCCCTAACCAATCATATGCATTTAATCCGGTTTGAGCCAGAACATTGTACGAATAATTAGAAGTTATGAACGTTCTAGCTAACGAAATATTCACTTTAGAAATTATCAAATCATTATTACCAGAACTTACAATTGTATATCCTTTAGAAATAGCATTTGCTCTCAACCCTGCTATTATTGCTGCTGAATCATCATTTGTATTTAAGGTATATGTTACTGTTGTCCCATCTGTCATGTACACTGTATAGGTATCCAACGAGAAAGATGGAGCTGAAATGATGCCTCTTACTACGATATGTATATTACCAATACCGAAACCGCTATCCCCACTCTGATTGGCAACTAATGCACTGAATAAGTTACCATAATAATATGGCCTCACTGAGGGCGATATGGAACTAGTATTACCATTGAAAGTAAAGTTAGTCAAATTGGCGTACCCCTCTTTTATATTGCCATATGATAATACATTCCCATTCAACAATGTTTGTGCGCCAGCGGTTTGAGGGACTAAATCAAATAACTGAATACTTTCTTCTAAATCAATATAATTATATGCTTTGTCATTATAGAATAAATAAGTACCAAGATCATTATCCGATAAACCTTCGACTGATTTATCCAATGATGTTATCAAGAAAAAATCACTGAATGTAACCCCTAAGCTCACAGCGGCCAGAAGCTCTATTTTCTTTACGTTAGCTGGCCCGGTTTGATAAACCAATGCTATTCGACAATTCTTTGTAGGATCGGAATCAAAACTTTGATCGAATGCTCCTAATGGGATAGGAACTTCTCCTTGTGATGAAGTGACTGATTTATCCAAATCATCAAATATCCAACGAATTTTAAATTTAAATAGCTTTTTTCTTAGGTTATTGACTGTATTAGCTGCATCGTTTTCATAAATACAAGTAGGTGGTATATCCGCTGGCTCTTTGGCTACATCTAAATATGTTTTCTTTATTGTTCCATATCCCCCAGACAATGCCCGTTGAATATTAATTTTCTTTGGCACTCCAAAACTATCTACAAAACAAAGCAAGTCACCTTGCGTACTATCCCCATAAATAATATCAATATTTATTATCGGCGTTTGTGTAAATCCTAATACATCGTTATCTGCATTTACTGTTTGTTCGACTATGCGTGACCATTGCGCAGCCAATGTATCATACATGTAAATGGCCTTATTGTTATCTCCCCGGTAATTGAATACGAATATTCTTTTGCCTATCGGATCATAATACTTCCCTATGGTTAGGTTATTATTGTCGTTAATAAGGAACGGATTTGTTTTCTGCCTGGTTCCTGGTACATTCTCCAAACGCAGATTCGGAGCGGTTCCTTTGAACTGCCCGTTTCTTAGAACCCGATGATGAATAGCTGGTATTACCTCATCAGGATCGTCGAAGTTGCAAAAACCACTAAAAGGGAACGCCTGTACCATTTATTTTTCTCTTGTATCAATCATGTGATAAAATCTTTCATCTGATGCTGATGCTTTTATTTTGTCATAATCTACAGCCTCGGCACCCTTCATGCTCTTTATTTCACCTTCGCATTCTTCACATGCTGTAACTCTTATCCCGCCAACAAAATAAGAAGTTAGTTTATCAGTTCTATGGCCGCATCTGCATATGTATTTTGGTATTGCCATAATTATATCTTTACGGTTAATCTTGTGTTAGCCATGCTCCATTCAAATGCTTCTTCAAGGTGTAGTGGCCTGTAACGAGCCCATCCCAATCTTCGCTGATTATAAAACTCGTGTCTCCTATCTCTTTTGTCTCCCAAATTACCGCGCCTAGATGAAGGAATTGAGCGAATATCCAACCATGCTAACCCGGCTATCATTGCTTCTTTAAACTGAATAGGTATGAAGTATTGCTGATCTTGTTGTGGACTAGCAATGTATTCCACCATTAAATATGAATAAGAGAACGATTCACCCAATAATATTACACCGTTAGTATTATCCACTTTAAAATTGCCAACGAAAGGCGCTCCGCTAGGCATCCCGTACAATGTTGTAAAGCTATTGCCTGTCCAGAAGTTATACCAGATAGGTGTATTGAAAGTAAAGAAGTTGAATAAGGTATTATCCTGTGTTTTCTGAACTCTATCTGCTGAAAATTCGGCGTAGGTCGTTAGCTTGTCATTGTATTTCAATGGGATTATTTCACCGGCATCATTCAATACTCCTATTTTGGAATAATTTAAGTAATCAGATGGCAATGTGACAGTGAAATTTGGATTAACTGGAAGCTTTACTGATTTAATTTGATAAAAGAAATCTAATCCCAAATCAGTCATGACACGAAATGCCAATTGCCACAATTTAAAATATTTATGGTTTGATTGCTCGCTTTCATCAATGTACCCATTGATGGCCTCGTCTATCGTAATCCAAGCCTGATGATCTGCCATATCTTTAGTTTAAAGCGATTATCCAAGATTGATCCAGCAAGAAATGTTTTTCACCACCTATTATGATCTCTGTGCCGTGATCCTTAACTCTGTACCCTATCTCTCCCGGCTTTCTATACATTGGATTCTTTTTTGTCCCGGCACCTACTGCTACTATTTGCACTTTATTGCTATCTTTTTTACAACTATCAGGGACAATAATACCTCCCTCACTAATTGAGTCCCCTTCAAGTGGCTTTACTAAAATTTGATTCCTAATGGGCTTTATCATAATTGTTTTAGATTATTATCAGTTCCATCATTATATACGTCTGTGGGGACTGCTCTTTCTGCTATTAATTTTTCTATTATATATTGTCTGACTACAGGTAAAAAATCAGGCGGCACATTCAATTCAGAATTAAGATCACTACTTACCCCGCCACTAATCATCTTCACTGTAGCCGTAAAATCTGTCAATATTAACGGGGTCTTCGCTCTCACAAATTTGCCTTCCTGCAAATACAATATTTTATTAGCTATTGGCCTCATGCTGTCAAAATACCCCCACTGATTAACGCTTAATGGGATGCCCGGCAATGAAGTGAACCCATCAGCCTTAAATCTTATCTCTGACAATCCCATGCTATTACCTATGCCTACTGGGATTTCAGGAAGTTCAAGTTTATAGCACAAATTATCTGTACTATCTTGACTTATAACCAACCCGGAAAAGGTACTATAAAAGCCGTTATTCACATACCCTACGCCATCTAGCTGAATAGCACCTTTATACGCTGCTTGCGCTGCAACTCCGATCCCTTCCGAACAATACAAGTTCACTAGATTATAGGTAATCTCCGCATCGTCAGTAGGTTTTTGGCCATAGACTTGCATTAATATAGATTCCAAAAATTGACCTCTAATCATTACTGACCTGTTGTTTTGATTACCTGACTATATTGTTCCACTACATTCAATTGTAAATTAACTCCCACAATAGCAAGCGCACGCACAATGATTTGTAATAAATCCAAGTCAAGCCATTGTGGTTGTACGCTTGTCCCGGGGTTATAAATTGGCCGATTATATATATCTGGCGTAAACCCCCAATTTAATGTATTAGGTTGTTTTATATAAGATAAATATGCAGCCCCTAACGTAGTTGGATAAAACTGAAAGCCATCTTTATATATAAGATAAAATGGATTTGTGGCAACTGGGTCAATGAAACTATTCAGATGGCTGAACAATCTATCCTGCTGAATGAACTTAACCCTCTGTCTATACGCGCCATATGTCATTGCGTCAGAATTTAAATACCCAGCCGGGTATGCGGATTGTCCATTCCCATCCACGGTTAGAGTAACTGGCGCAGGTATGAACGGACTAAGGCGCTGTCGAATGTCCTCATTCTGGCCAAAATCAACAGGCGCAAAAGGTCTACCTGGTACATACTTCTGGAATTCCCCCAGTAAGTAATCCATGTAGGAATTTTGCGCCTGATTAATTACTAGATTGAAGGCGGATGGGGCAAGGTTGCCATTCTGATTTTTACGAATGGCATAAAGCATTATAGAATATACATCATTTATATCCAATTGAGCCCCTCCTTATTTTTACGTTGCTAAGTGATCTAATCGGCCTTTAAATTCTTTCCCTTCGCTTGAATTGGTTAGTGCAAGTTGTGTCAAATACTGGATTGGGTTCTCTCCTTTTGGCATATTACAAGCTACCGCGCCGTTGCTTCCCCAATATACTCTGCCATCATTTCTTGAAATATCCAGCTTCCCGTCAATGATTACTTGCCTAATCTTATAATGAACATCTACTTCTTTTGAATCAAAACTTTTTTCGAACGCTGCCGGATTGCGTTTTGCTATCAACAGGTATTCCATTCTCAATGAATCATCCGACTTAGGCGCACCTGTTATATCGTGCGTTAATTTGCCGCCCAAATAGAATAAATGCTTTTTCATTTTCTCTACTGGCTGTGTTTGGGCCTTCATTAACATCTGGATTTCTTTCATTTCCGATGCCAGCCTTTCTTTATCAGCGGCTTCTGGATCGTATAAAAAGAACTCTGTTTTGCTTGTCTTAGTCCTATTGGGATTTAACCGGTTATGACAGCATAATTCCATAAACTCCAACTTCGCCTTATCATGCTTTTGAACAAACATGAACCTTGATCCTTTCGGCCATTCCAGAAATTCCATTAGTTTCCCCGCTTTATTTTCTGGAATATCCTTTTGATCTTTCGCCCAGATAGAAGGAACGCCTTTCAGCAATCTGATCATCTGCAATCCCTGTTCTGGTTCTTTCGGATTAATAACATAGTCTATTGGCTGAATATAAACGCCACCCACATTTTTCTTTGCCAGCTTAAAACATACCAACCCGTTTTCGCTATCATTTACTCCATTTATGGAGCCTTTAATTTTCGCTTCAGGCACATAGTCTACATCAGTAGGTTTTACTTTTTCTTCTGGTTCTCCATTCAGGGAGAAATTAATGTCTTTTAAAGATGCCATGGTTTTTAATTTTAATGTGGCGCATTTTTAAGGGAGATCACCCACGCCAAAACATTATTAAATAGAGCCCCCAATTAAGGGGGCTCTTTATTACTATTTATGCACTTACAATGTTTACAAATTGATTGGCTGCTACATTTCTTATTGATCTGTAGGTTGCCATCTCAATATTATCCCGCAGCGTACCATCTGTAGGATTGGTAGAACCACCACCCCAGTTCCATACACGAATACCATTACCTATTGAACCGCCTTTAGGAGGTTGTTGGCTCATGACGGTAATGTTTTTGTAAACGCGAGAGGGGGTTTTTGCATCAGGTGTTTCACCCATTGGACATAAGAAACCATAGTTACGGTAATAATCCGTAGCAGGTGTTAACCCGGTATATGCTTCGGTGTTGAAGTTCCGGTATTTCCCGATCTGGAAACGGTACCCGTCAATATCAATCACCTTGAAGCCATAGGCTACGCTTGCATCTTCTGATTTTTCCCCTTGTCCCCAAACAAATGCACCGGCTGGGAAGGTTTGGAAAATACCATCAGAGAAATCCTGGCGTTGGAAAATATCAGCCATCCACATATTCTGTTTTACACAGCCATTTACATCCATAACGCGGGTCAGCGTATGCAGGAATGGGATATCAAGATTGCCCGGCGTATAAGTCACTGTTTCTCCATCGGCTGCAATTTTAGGTAATAAGCCTTGGCAACCCACAGAAGTATCGGTGCCTAATCCGGTATTATCTACAGAATCCCCGAACATCAATTTACGCTCTACGTTATTTACGAAACGTTGTGATGCTTTTACAAGTCCCAAATAAGTGAAATAAGATACGCCAGCCTGAGCCGCACCGCCGATAGGAGAACCGCTTACCCCACTATCAATGAACACATCGGTCATTTCACCAAGATCGGTAGCTGACCATGTATCATGAATTTCAGTGATGTTGTTATCGTATCTCTGAGTAAGATATACTTGCGGGATGTTTGTTCCAGATGCTTCACCCACATCCACACGACCACCGAATATAATTACATCCGTAGCCAGCAATGTAGACGCTTGACCAGCGGAAGTTAGTGATTGAGTGGATTTTTTCGGGCGAAGATTGAAGGTAAATGCATTCGCAGTTTCAACGATTGGCCCAAGTATTTCACCGCCTACGCCGGTAGAAGCAATATAAATTGTTTCTCCAACACGTAAGGGTGATTGAGTACCTGAATTATAGTGGAATGCCGAAGCAAGCGTACATGCCACGGTAGCGCCAGCGGTAGCACCAGAAGCATTAGATGCCAACTGAATACCGATCTGAAGTTTACCACGGCTTTCAAACCAGAAGAAGTTCCGGTTCATTACCTGCTCCATGCCGCCATAAGTGGCTAACCACCACGTCCAGTTTTCTGCACCGTATTTTTCAACGAATTGTTTATAGTATTGGGGCGTAAGTAATTGTAGATTAGATACCAACGCCCGATTCGCGCCGCCAGACACCGATATATTGCCTGGCTGTAATATGTTACTGGTAGGAATTCCTGCCATTGTTTTAAAATTTAATTAGTGAAAAGATTACATGTTCCAAATGCTTTCTGCCAGTGCTTGTGATTCGTTTTTAGGCGCTGCTTTTGTTGGATCGGTCGGCCCAAGTGTTGGGCTTACCCCTTTCAGGTTAATGTTGTTCTGATTTTTAATAAGGTGCGCTTTCATTTGAGCGGCAGCCTCATTTGCGATTTTTTGATGAATTTTATCCCGGTTGCTCAATGAATACAAATCCTCTTGCATCAATGTTACTTTCGGGTTTCCTTGTTCATCAAACCATCTTTTTGCAAAAAAATCAGTTACATTAAAATCCTGCAATGATTGTTTTGAAGCATTCAATTCTTCTGGATTAATCCCGTAACTAATAGGCAATTGAACATCTCCGTCTTTTGCTGTTACGTTAAACCCTTTGAAGTTTTGATAATTGCTTTCCACTGCACCTAAATAAGCCTGTCGGCCAGCTTCCATAGCCGCCAATTCTTCTGGCGTTGGGCCTGTTTGCTGCACTTGTGGCTTTTGTATTTCTGGTAGAACTATTTGCGATTTGTATTGTGATAGTTCAGGTTTTGCCAGCTTTGCGTCAATGATCATATCCTGCTGCTTTTCCTGAACTTGTTGCTTCCATTGATCCATTACAGCGGCATATTCTTCATCAGTTTGAAGGTCTGTTTGCTGTGGTTGTGGAGGCATTGAATATTGCCGGGTAAAGAGCCGGTCAATTTCTTGTGTAGAAAGGTCTTTATATTTGAATTGGAGATTTGTCCGAATGATTTCGGCGGCCTGATTTGCATCGGCTACATCATACTTTTCAAGCCTGTCAAGCTGCCTTTTTTGATTTATATAATTGTAGATTTCATCCTCTTTGGAATCATCATACACCCATTTTTGTTCTTGTGGTTGAACCGGTTCTTTGGGCTTATTGTACTCTTCCCATTTACTTTTAAATTCACTCGCATCTAAGCCGAACTCTCTTTTGAAATAATCGTTCACATCAAGCACTTCTTCAGCATCTGCGTGTTCTGCTATGGCCGCCTGTGTTTCAGTAGCGGTTTGTGCTGTTTCTTGTGTCTGCGCCTGCTCTGGATTCTGATAAGGCGTAGTTTGCATACCCCATAAAGAATCACCTACTATTTGGCTTACTTGGGGGGTGGCTGTTACAACCTGTTCCTGTGGCTCAGGTTGCGCGGTTGCGGTCTGTTCTAAAATTGCTGTTTCTGACATAAATTCAATGGGTTAGTTAAAGCTACAACGTTGTAGCAAATCTATAAAAAAAATATTAATACGGCCTATTCAAAAAGACTAAAACCTTGGTGGCAGCGGCTGAAGCACCTCCGAATTGTATATACATACAAGGAACTGTTATTTTATACAATCCAGATGCAGACACGGATGTGACCGCTGTTCCAGTTGCAAGATTCGTGGCTTGAATTGCAGTATAGTTAATACTGGCAAGTGCATTAGGATTTGTTGAACCGGTTATTTCATTCCCGTCATTGCTTCCTGTAATATTGATTGTGCCCGTTGGTGTAACAAATTGGAAGGTTGCTGTCTCCCACTCTGACAAACAGAGCTTCACCCCATTATTACTATTGAAATCAGCAGTAACATCTAATAATCTGGCTATCATACAGTTAATATGTAATTGTTATGAGATCGTTTACTTTCAATACTCCGCTGGTATCCGAATCGAATCTATTTTGGGGCAAAGTAGGAACAACTAAAAAGCTATGCCCATAAGTATCGATAGAATCAATTAGCCCCGTTTTTGATGAACTGGATATACTACAAGAATTGCCTACAGAAAGAACCGGCAATACGCTAAGAGATTCAGCGCCGCTTAAAATCACCCTCACCCCAGTTCCTTTGTATGCCGGTTGAGCTACGGTTACAGTGCAATTAATGGTTGACATATTAAATATTTTATTGTGGCTGCATTTGTTGTTCTTGCATTTCTTGTTCCTGTGGCTCCCCTTCCTGCTGCGCCTCTGGCCCAGGTTGTTGCTGTTGTTGAGATTGCGCCATTATATTTTGCATCATAGCTTGTGTCTCTTGCTGCAATGGCAACGTTATCCCCGGAATTGCATAGTTAATCACATTAGATAACCATGACGGCATTGTGCCGCCTTCAGTAGCCGCCTTAGACGCAAAAGCAAAGCCCCCCCGTACCAGTTCTATTTTTATTTGCTGTAAAGCCTTAAACTCTTCTAGCTCCTTATCTGCATCTAGTTTATCCTGCTGTAATTGTTTATCTGATTGGGCTTTTAATGCTGCTGCCTGCTGTTGAACTTGCGCGTTTTGTTGGCTTTGTTGCTGTGCATTTTCTTGTTCGGCGCGAATCATGCGCTTCATTGAATTCCTGAAATACAAAGAAGCTAGCTTAGTATTTTCTTTGGCAATTCGTTTTAATTTAGCTGGGTCTAAATAATTGATCAATTGAGGGTTGGCGGCCAGTGCTTGGTTTACCGAATTAGTTAAATCTGCAATCTCAAATTGATCTGGCAGCAATTCAAACTTAGTAGAAAACTGCCGATCATTTACATCTTCCTCTTTTAGTAAGTGCCTGTAAGTTTTAGCGCCAAAACGAACTGAATTATTCAACAAACAGGCCACTTTCTTCGCCGTTTCTTCCATTATGTACTTATAGGCATCATACATGTAATCAGTAGCAAATGCCGCTGTTTGCTGTGACGCTTGCACATTCTCAGAAGTGACCCTTGGTTGAACTGCTTGTGTAATAAGGTTCGGGTCTTCCCCTAATTGATCTTTTAAAACACGGTATTGGAAGTCATATTGCGCGATAAGCCCTTGCATAGCTCCAACAAATCCGGCGTTTTGCAATTCCTGAATAGGAACAGGTAATGGATTGCCTTCTGCATCCCTGCCCCGATAATACAATCTACCAGTTTGCTCGTATACTTTTTGAACATTAATTGGGCTTGTTCCATCGGCAGCCAATCCTAAATCAACTTCATTAATCGCATCTATATTAATAGCTGCACCGGGCGGTATCATGGTAGCTATAACTTGCTGCATCTTTAAGATGATAACAATCATAGCCTCAATTGGCTGTTCTATTTTTTCAGGTAATGCGATATTTCGCATATCCTGATTTTGATACATGTAAAGACTGATTGGGAATTCCACATCACCTGATTCTTTCGGGTCTTGTGGTCGTATCATATTATTATCCAATCCCCATTCCAGCATCTTTTGAGCATACCGAACGTAAACCCCTTTATATAAATTCCACTTGTCTTTCTTTACAAACTCCTGGTTGTCGCCAACACTATTCGGCGCTTGCTGCCTGCGCTCAATAATAGTACTCTGGTTTTGCTTAGTAACCGTCATCAGGTACCCATCTTCATCCACCGACTTAATCCAGAAGTAGATGCACTCTACGTTCCATTCGTCGTAAGGTCGAATATAAGCCAGCAACCAATCATAATTCCATGTGAGCTTATCGAAGCGTTGATATTCCTGTGATGTTTGGGCAATTAAAAACAAGTCTTCCTCTGATAATGTGCCACCAAACTCCTTCCCATACTTACGCCTTATCTCAGATATTTTAAGAGATTTGACAAAGCCACGCATGGCCGTATCTCTCATATCATCATATTCAGAATATGAGTATAAAGAATTTAATGGCTTCACCCATTCTACATGCACTACACCATATTCATCCATCCATACGTAAGTAGAAACCAACCCGCATTCTATAGAATCATGAAGTATCTTTTTCTTTAAAACATCGAAAAATCCCTGCGACTGAAGAATATCATTCGTACCTATTTCGTATTTTATCTCTTCTGGCAACCGCTGCCCAGCAATTGCCCATTCTTCCAGATCATCTTTATCTTCTGCTACAAATTGATCAGGGCTGATCATTGGTACTCCCGACTGCTGCTGAAGCTCTTCTAACTGCTTACGATTATAAAGCACAAATTCAGCTTGCTCATATTGATCTTGTTTATCTTTAACAGATATTGGATCAACTGCCGTTACCTGCACTTTCTCTATCCGCTGCATCCACCTGCCTACTAACCCAGTAATAATCCGGTTAACCAGCATGGGAGCGCTGTACTTCAAATTTGCGTAGTTAACTTTCCCATTAAAGTTCAGAAGATCAGCAAATTTCGCATATATATTAATCTTTCCTGATGACCACAATATATTGGTTTTGAACCTATCGTTCCTAAGGAAACTATAACCATTACTAACGCCTGCCGAATATTTCTGCTCTATATCCAGTGCTAATTGTTTCCCATATTTAGGGTCAAGTTTATCCTTGACATTCTTTGTGAGAAGAAAATCTTTATATGATTGCCCGGAAATTCCTATGCTTTGTGACTGATTTTCAGACATTTTTAGAGAAAGTTAATCAAATGTAAGAATTTTTTAATTGACCTACAACGATTTAGCTAATTGACCGAAAAATTTTGATTATTTGTGTTAACATAACTGCGAACCAGCGGCTCAGAAGGCGGCTTTGGCTTCCGGATCGGCTCCATCAAACACACCAAAAGCATTAAAAATGATACCACTGTATCGTAAGCCGTACGATCGTACGGGTCAAAAACCTTAGCATTTTGCAATAACTCTTCAAAATCTATCAGTTCACAATAGTTCTCAAAGTAGGCTATGCCACAATCCAGTTGTTTGGTCAAGCTAAATGGAGTAGTGGGGAACCCTTTGAACCGGTCTGCATTCTCCCGCTTAGTTGGATCAATGGTACTTAATGGATAAGTTCCTAAATATCCGACCTTCCCTCTATCCCTGAAATATGACAGATAATCATCGCTATTGTGTTCGTACCATATTTTGAACCCAAAATATTCTCCGGCCAGCATTACCTGTTCATGAAGCGTTTCTTTAACCGCTGGCCGCCCATATAGATGGCCAATAGCTTTACCTGTGTTATGAGGATTTAGCATATCCGGCCTTAACCCAATCCATGCAGATGCTTTTGATCCATACTTTCTACCGCCCTGGCTATTGGAATATCCATCAACAGCTATAGCGCCTATTTCAACTCGATCTGGATACCTAAGTTTATTTTCATATTTAAACTTGTTTTCCTGACCTTTTTCAGGGAATGCAGTAATTGTCCAATGGAAATTCTTTTCGCTTTCCTGAATATCCCTCCATCTTACTACCTGATCTAAATCTCTATAGAAAATTATTTTACGCTTGTAAATTGGACTCTCTTCAAGTTCTTTAAGCCGCCTGTTTATATTGAAAGAATTGAATGCGCAATTAGTGTTGGCAGCTTCAAACATTTCGTCTACGGTACAGGGATTCATACGAATTTCTTCTTCCAATAAATCTCCCGTTAATCCCTCTCTTCTTTTTACCATCACATATTGTCGCGCACCCATTTTAATATCTTCTTCAGTGAGTTCGGATACTACTACACCTGTGATTGGGTCTTTCTTAACCCACTTATCTACTAGGTACTGGAATTGTTCATGGGTTGGCTCTCCAATAACCGACATTCCATGCCGATCAATAAATCCTTCATATCCATCATAAGCAGCAGAGAAATATGTAACAAACCTGTTTGGTGTTGGCCTATTAGGATATTTGAATTGATTGGCTCCATCCCATGATTTCTTAAATGCCGCGCCGCCGCCTTTTGTCATCTCGTTTACGGTGGATGGTGCCTCACAAAATCCTACACGCTTTGCGCCTTTAATCATAGTCTTACTGACTATTGAAATGAATTTAGCGAAATCAACTTCTGTCGGCCATTTACCTCCTTCATCTGCAAGGATTCTCGTCATCCTACCCCGATCGTAGGCATTTAATACGGGTGCCCTATAATTTATTTTTGATTTCTGCCCACCATCTGTAGCCTCTCCATTCTTTAACCTAGCAGCAAAAACTAGTTCTGTTACACTATCTGCCCTGTTTAGCTGTCTGGGTTTTAAGAAAATTGGCAATTGATTGTAGCCATTGCGAACCATGTCAGTGAACGTATCTCTACTATCCACATTGGTTTTACTAACTAAGCCACAATTGCTATTAGTAAAAAATATACACTCGTAAACAAGATTTGATGTCGCCTGAGACGACGCCCCCTCACGCCTTTTTTTACCACGGAAAACACCTAAACACCATAGTACATTTTCCCAATGATTTAAAAACAAAAAATACCGACGATCCGTATCGCGGTATTCTGGGTAAATATCATCTTCAAGTTTCCACCAATTTAAATAAAAGTAATTTTTACCGGTTATGAAAGTAGGGGAACCATTATTGAAAAACCAATACCCTTCTCTGCACTTTATTACTTCTTCTCTGGCAAATTGCTCTTGTTCGGGTGTCAATAAAGCATTCCCATCATCATCATATTCTATCCTGTTAAAGAATGATGGCAATTCCCTGCGTTTCCATACTTGCGCCTGGTTCTCTTTCCCCCATCCGGCCATTAACGTCTCCAACGGATTATCGGGAGTATACGTTAACGACCCATAGACATCTACATATAACATTAGTCTCTTTTTGTTGCTACGGTTTCTATAAATGGTTTACGAGCTACGTCTTTATCTTCATCCCCTGTAATGCCCGCTATTGTTCCAAGTACTTTTGCTGAACTTGCAACGGTTTCACTCTTTTCCAATAATTTGAAAATACGATCGAAGCTCTTGTCTTTTGGATCATCTAGGTTTATGCTCTTCAAAGAGTTGTCATTAAGCATATCCCCCATCTCGTTCATCTTTCTATTCAAAGCATAATACAACTTAGCTGATCCGTTTTGTTCATAAACGGACAACCTATCTTCTAGTACTTTTATCTTCTTTTCTAATTCTTTTTCATCAGGCATGTGTCATTAATTTAATATTTGTTCAGCAGGAACTACTGGTAAATCTTCAGCGCTACAAGTGCATGGTCTTAAAACAAATGTGCTAACATATGAAAATCCTTCTTCGGCTGTATCGTCTTCCACTGGAAAATCAACACATTCGGATTGTTCAAAGCAGACAGTGATATACGTTTCATCTCCATGAGGCATAACTACTGTCATGTCATCTGGTAGATCGGCAATTAGTTCTTTTAATTCAGCTATTGACATATATATTCTTTTAAAGGCTTAGCGTCTGTTTTTGACAACCCCACAAGTATTTGCCCATTATTGACTTTTTTAGTCAGCCCATGATCTATTGCGATTACTTCTGGCTCCCGGCTGGTTCGTTCGTCTCCATTTGGGCGGCACCTTATTAATCGGCTTTCTTGCCCCGTGTTGGGTTCTCTAAATACAATTTCATAATCACATGCTTTTAGTGTTCTTACTACTTGGCCTGCGTATTCACCAGTTTGCATATAGAGAGTATCCTTCAATAAAGTAGGTTCTATCCCATGAATTGGGCCGGGATAAGGGGCAAATACTCTCAATCCAAAATCAAACGTATTAGATGGCTGCCATTCTCCATCAGGCTCCTTCCATGCAAAGCAATCTTCTTCTGGAACTGAAAAGAATTTAATATCACTTGCTATTTCTTTACCGCTTAATTGGCCATGATTTAAAACTTCAAATTCTGGCCTTGTACCATTGTGATGGAATAGCATTATAGCGCCTTTCGGAATGCCTTCCCCACTAACTACTGTACCTTGTATAGGTTGTGTTTCGCGACAATTAAAATTTTCGTACCGGCGCTCAATCCTAATGGTAACACCGTGAGAGAATGTATGGTGATTCTTTTCTTCTGTCCATACCTTAATTAATATTCTGTTTTCTACATTTTTTAATTCTGTCTGCATATCTTTTTACTATTGGCGTGTTTAATGCTTGTTCCTTAGTCCAGCCGCGTTGGAGCCTACACTTTAATGTATTGTAATCCATTTTATATTGTCGCGCCCATTCTATGAAACATTTGCTTTCTCCATTATATTCCATTATAATATTGTTTCTTTTATTTCTACTTTGTTGAGTCTTAGTAGCCCACCTAAAATTAGATGGGCCATAATTCCCATTGTTGTCAGGAAACCGATCTAACGTTAGGCTCTCACTATACCCAACCTTCACATCCTCATAAAAGTTTTTGAAATCATGCCAGCGATCAAACACAATTATCCCTCGTCCTCCATAATTTTTATATGATCGGCTATTTTTATTATAGCATCTGGTCATCATACTTGACCAGATTTTATATAATCTAGTTTTAGTACGACCATCCTTTGCCAAAATACACCCGCATGATTTCGTATCTCCGTTTAATAAATATTTCGCCATTTTCTCTGCTTCTATACCACAATCGCATTTAACCCACCAAAATGCCCTTTTATTCTCTGTCCGAGAATATTTAATCACTAATAGTTTCCCAAATCTTTTCCCAGTTAAGTTTATTTGCCTACCCATATAAAAAATTAACTCCAACAACAGATGGCCGTCACGTCCCTCAATGAAGAGAAAGTGCATCTGTGTCGGAGTTTATTTTTAATATTTTAATCAGGCTAACCATTAAAGAACGTCACGGCATACCAAATATAATAATTTGTTTGCTAAATCGTTTTTAATTATTTTTTTTAGGAGTCCACCAATCCGAACAATATGTTTCAGGGTTTTCTACTGGTATTTCCCCACTTCCATTATTCCACTTACGATAGTATTCGTTCTCACAATCCTTCCCGTCCCAGTATAGGCAGTTCGAGCAGCTAGACCCTGGACTAGTTACCTTCATTCCCGGTTTATGATCAGGTGGATATTCAATTGGGCCTTTTGATTTAGATGTTTTTATTTTCGTTGCCATTTGATTTTAGTTTATCGAAGTATTCTAATTGAGATTTGTTCCATGTATTCTGAAATTGATCAGCAGTTAATCCCCGGCTCGTGTTGCCATACTTTTCAATCAGTTTTGACATATAATCAGGCACTACAAAATTCAAATCTTTGAATAAACTGGTTGTTGCCCCCTTCGCCACCATTGGTGGCTTAAAATTTATCTCTGCTAATATCTTTGGAGCAGCAGCTAATCCCAGAATACTTTTTATAAGAGAACGTCTATTCATGATTTATTTTTTTAATTGACCCACCTCCAAAGATGCTATTACCGAAGAATAAATGACATTCTTTGTCTGGGTATCTTTCTTCTGCTATTCTCTGTACCTTCTTTTGAGCATCTTCAATGTTCATGAAAACATTTTCCTTAAATACAATTTCTCCATTTATTGATATGGATATTTCCGTATGAAATGGTTTATTGTAGTCCATAATTAAATTTACTTATTTATTGGTTAAATAATAGCTCTGTGTAATATTCGAGCGCCCGTTGAGTAAGAAAATCATAGAACCCCGGCCCACTACCTATTACATTTGGTATGGAGTTGCAGACTTCCAAAACACGCGGTATTTTGAGCCCCTCTGCCACTTGAAAAATAGAACTCTGTGACCCCAGATAGACTTTGCAATTATAAAGAGCGGTTGCAATTTCTAAATAGTCAGCAGCTTCCAGCCTTGGAACATCCAACTTGTTTTGTTTACAGAATACCTCATGCTCGTTTGGCAATCCCACAAACATTACTTTATCCCCGTATTGCTTCAGAAAATTATAGCTTACTAGCATGTTATTGTACCGCTCTGTACGGTTGATAAGGATTTTACCGATTACCCGCTGATCTATCTTGTAGGGAATATTCAGCCACTCTTTTGATAAGTCACATGCCATATCGGGCCAGATGTACATGGGCCAGCGATTGATTGCCCCCCCGGGTAAAGTTGTGGGATTTTCCCTTATCAAATCCATATTAAAATCAATTCGTTCTCCGCTCCATTCCCTGAAATCTTCAATATAATCTTGTGCTAATAGTAAAGGACGCAAAACTGAAAATAGCGCGGGATTCATCATTACGGGCTCCCCTTCTTCATTAAAGATAGAATATTTTGCCCCAAGATAAGCACCCGCCACACCGTATGGCTGGTTAACTCGTTGATATATAACCCATTTGCAGTCGTTATATTTTGAAACTTGCTTCAATCCAGGTAGAATCGAAAGAAGGTCGCCCGCGGGGAAAGTGTGAAGGAGAGTAACTATTTTCATTTTAGCAAAAACGTTGTAGCTTTATGCCGTCCCCGGTCTTGCCCCCGGTTGGGCTCATTATTAACAATTTAAATATTAAAGTTATGGCATTAACTGGTCGTGTAATTTTCAGTGCATATCGCAAGAATCAATATGATCTTAAAAACGCCGCTGGCGGCCCAGCAACCCAAGGGATTCCCATGAATTTCCCTGGCGCACTTTGCGAATTAAGGCCCGCGCCGGCAAACCTTACTGCCAACGGAGTAACCATGCAATCAATTATTGAACTTTTGCCGTCTGGATTACAACGTAATGGTCAATCTGATTTCTATTACAGCGCCGATACTGTTGCAACCCTGAACACAAACGGTAGCTAATTCTTTTTTCACGGTTCAGATTCTCATGGGTTGGCCTCGATGCTTAATTGTATCGGGGCTTTTTATTGCTCCTTTACTGATAAAACATATTTCTTCCCCCAATATTCATAAGTGGTTTCTACTTTCCCTTCCGCGGCTTTTACGATCATATTCATGAAATCAATATCGAATTCAGCTTTGATTTGTGCTCTCATGTTTTTTATTTCTGATTCTATATTCATAGCCACTGGCAATAAATGCTCCCCTATTGCCCTTACATTTGAATCAGATAGGCTTTTATATGCCTGTAATTTTTGAATCAATTTATCAACGTTATTCATATTAATTTATTTTTATTCTCGTTGTTTAGCCCATTGTTGGATTAATGCAGGCAGCGGTTCTCCTATTGGAATAAGATCATTATCCGAAAACCACAGCTTCGGGTCAAATGTTTCGCATTGGTTTAGCTTTTGATCATAGTCTGCGAATTGAAATACCTCTTTCTGCATGTGAATGATCTTAGCCCGATGCGCTTTCTTTTCCCGGACAAAACCCATGTGATACATTCGTATATGTTCCACGAACGCATCAGAAGCAAAACAATCCAGATTTTCCGCATCATCATATGCTCGATACATTGACTTTGCTAGTCGTACAACTTGGGGGCTACATGGCATCCTTTCCAAAGGAACATTTAGCTTTGTATAAGGGGTGTCCCATAAATTAAACCGACTGATTAAATACCCTTCAGCGCCGCCATTTATAGCCCTTCTTATCCATTCATATGATCTCTCATGCGTCAGTTCATCGGCTTGCTGGTAGTATATCCATTCCGTGTTTACTTGATCTATTGCCTTATTTGTAAAATAAGATAGTTTCTCTTTTCCTTGTTGCGATTTCCACTCTTCATTATCACACAGGATAACCCTGGTTTGCCTACCCTGGAATGTCTTTATAAGCTCACTCGTTCCATCCGTTGACCCAGCATCAAGAACTATCACTTCATCACAAAATTCCTTCAATGAGGCCACAGATTCAGCTAAACAATAATCTTGCGAAATAGCATTGTATGCGAATGTAACACCAGTTAATGCCTTACTCATCATCTTCCTCCTTTTTATCGAAGCCTAATAATTTAATCAATGCTATTCGTTGTTCTTGCCTACAACATGATTTAGCAATTTCAAGCAATAGTTTTTGATAGCCTTCATCTGTCGGATATGGATTAAGACTTGTTTCAACCTTGATAAGTCCTTCCAGATAGTTATAATACCTGTTTTGCCGTTCGCATTCCCATACATCAGAAATAGGCATATTCATTCTATAGGCTGGCCCTATTATCATATATTATTTCTTTTTAAGTAAAGCGACGTAAAAACCTCGCCAATACATATCATTTAAATGCTGATCTTCGGTATATGGTTCTGGGTTTAGAAGCTCTTCATGAAACAATATCTCGCATCCACTATCAATAAGTCCATCTATTGTTCCGCGCTTTACATCTCCATACTGCCAATCATCAACGCAAACGATAAATTCATTAGCCATTGAGGGCAGAAAATGCGTCATGGCTTTACGCTGGGCCTCATACCCATGATCTGCGTCAAAGCAATACAAATCCACTTCATCGGCAAAGTTAGGCGGCAGGTCAAATGTTTCGGATACTTCCCCCAGCAACACCGTCTCTGTTCCATCAATACACTTCATGGCATTTTGGATAAATTGCTCTTCGACATTTTCGCCCGTTATTTTGTCAGAAGCAAAACTGTCACCCCAATAAGCTATTTCAATATTTGGATTATTTCTTAACACAGAACAGAATATGCCGCCTTTATGGGTTCCATGCTCCATGTAACGCATTGATAATGAGCCTAAATTATTCATTAGATGGCGAAGTTTGATCGAAGAAAGTGCCGGTACATCCCATGCTACTTGATCCATTTTAGATTGATGGTTCTTTGCCTTTTCAATGGCATCTTTAATTGCTTCTATTTTTTCTTCAGTTGTCATTGATAATTTATTTTATATAAACGGAGATTGTTCATGTCTTTTACTAGTTCTAGTTCTGGGAAATGCGTAAGGGCCTTTTTAGTATCCCCATATCTCTCATAAAAATCATCGTAAAGGATATAGGGGATTTTCATTTTTATGCATAGTTCAGTATCATCAATAATGCTTTTTTCGTCGTGAGCGCCGTCAATAAATGCGAGATCGAAGAATCGGTGCATAGGATATGAATTAGCTGTATAGTCGTTGACATCATCTCTCCACTGAAATTCAAATCTATCTTGGTATGTACGTCTTAAGTATTCTGCACCTAGCAGTGTTTCATCCTTTTGGCTAATATCACAACTCAATACATACCCATCAAATAAATTTAGCCACATGGAAACAGAATGTCCCATATTAAACCCAATCTCTAATATACACTCCGGGTTTACTATCTCAATAGCTTCCCTGAAATGCCTTAATATGTGTGGGCCGCTATGGTATGGGATTGGTACGCCAAATTTATCCAACCCATCACCATTCTTTCCTGCCCTGGTTGGAAGCCCTTCAGTTATTTTATTATAGAAGGCCCAATCTTCTTCTGAGGCATACAGTAGTTCTTCATCTGTTAGTTCTGTCATATTAACAATTTATTTAGTCGAATTTACAGGAGTTACTTTTGGATAACATCCACGAATGCCATAATAGATGCTTTCAAAAAACTTAACCGGCAATCCCGACCAAAGTTCGGGGATGCGAACAAACCCACATCCGGCATTATATTGAATCCATATTCCATGATCAATTGGAACGCCTTCACTATTAACTTCACTAAGGATTAGTACAAACATATTCCGATCGAATTCCTTTTCTCGGAAATGGAGGTCTTCATCGTTCATATACGGCATATCATATATGTCATATGACTGTTCTTCATTGTATTTTTCAAACCCATGAGATAACAGATATTCTTCATCAACATATTTTGTAGCATCCTCTGTCATAACAATTCATTTATAGCGTCAAGAAGATCAGAAGTTTTAAACTGAACACATGGGGGATTTATTTTGTCGTCTATGCATTCTTGCCCATCCACGGTTATAGATTCATGCCAACAATACTTTAAGGAACATAAATTATGCCCGGGCTTATGGTTGGTTATTACCCTAATGTTTTTTTGATCCGGCCAGATATAATCGGGATTGACATTGCCATGAAATACTATTAGTTTACGCCCTAACGCTACTGCAATATTCGCAGGGCCACTGTCTACAGAAATTAAGCATTCAGCGCCAGCCAACATATACATCAATAGTGGTTCTGCTAATGTATTTATCTTGATGGCCCCCGTCTCTTCGCTCTCGCCTTTCCCTATTTGGAATACAGTGTACCCTTTTGCTATTAGATTTATCACAATATACTTCCAGTCAATACCGTAAATGTTTCGACCCTCTTGCGCTCTCTTATCGATATGCAAACACACATATTTATTAGGGAACAATGTAGTTGATTTATCTACTCCTACATTCAATCTGGGATTGCGAATTACCCGCTCGCTTTCTGGCACTTCACAGAAATCATAGTAGCTTTTAAGGTGCAATTGCTTTGGGTTCGATTCATACGACATTTCGAGATTGTAAACTTTAGCCGTAGCTAGTACTCTCGGGTCAATTTGTCTAGGGAATAACACAGGGAAATAGTGATTGTAGAATAATGTTTCAAATTGCGGTAAAGTATCCAAAACAACCCGGTAACCTTTCTTGTGAAAATACTCCATGACCGGTTCGCACTGTATGCAGTCTCCCATTGCAGCGGGGCGGCGTATCACAACCATTGGCCTATACGGCTCATGAAACCAACCGTGGAAGCCAAAAGTTCTGCCAACCGGGGTTCTTAACTCAAAGGAGAATTGTTCGCATATTTCATCAGGAGCCCATTTAAAATCATAATTCTTTTCTAAGTATCTCCTATATACACGTGACACCGCCACATCTTCTGGCGCAGTTGCATTTATATGGTCATCAGTTGCTACCGTCTTCATTAACCGTAAGGAACGCCAGCTAAACCCTCCATTACCGTTTGCGAGGCCGTCATTTTCAATCCACAACGCGCCCGCCCAATCATAATCATACAGCCTTGCATCAAACATATCCCCGTTCAAAACCCACGAATCATGCTGAGTAACTAGGACATAATTGGTTGTTATAGGTAGATAAGCATGTTTTAATATAAATTCACTGTATTCATCTTTTGATTTTATTGGCGGTATTTGAACAATACTTATGCCATCCAATTTCAGATCAACATTCGTATACAGTATCACTTTGTCAAACTCACATTGTGCCATGCTTTTTCTCAATGAAGCAATTGCGGCCCCCGGATTTAAAGTATCAATAGCGATTAGCGTACAATCCTTTATTCGTCTCATTCAGTCGGTAGTTTTATTCCTTGGTTAGCTAAAAGTTTGTCTTTAATTTCTTCGGATAATTGGTCGAAACGTAGGCGTTCATACAAGCCATCCCCTTTACTTTTCAAAAAGTAGGGGAAGGAATAATAGGTATCCCCGTTATCAGATACTATAGTTTGAGAGAAATGCCATAGGGTAGATTCCTGATCAGGGGTTAGTAACATTTCCATTTGATTATTTTTTGTCTAAAGATTTCATAAATCTAATAAATATAATCAATAATATTATAGTTGTAATTATGCCAATAATAGATTCCATTATTTATTGTTTTTAGGGGATTCTGGGATCATGTAATGAGTTGGCTTAGTAGTAGTAGAATTATCAAACGCAAATTCAAATTCATAAACCTTCCCTTTAGGAGTCAATGTTATTGAATTTAAACTAGCAATTTTCCAATCATTAAACTCTTCAAGCCAGATCAGAAGTTCCTCATTAAAAGGAGGGTCTTTTTTACCATTTAACTCTACCCATTTCATATTAATTCTTTTTAGTTTTAGTTGCCGAATCTTTCTTTACTTCAGTCTTAGGCTTTTCGGAAGCTATTTGTGCATTGATCTGTTTAACAAACTCAGATTGTATTACGCCGAACAATGAATCATTGATGTAAGTTACTTCTTTGGAAGGAAGGTCAGAATTTTTGAGCTTATTTTTCACAAACTCCATCCCGTTTATTGTGTTGCTCCATTGATCTAAAGTCAACGAAACGGAATAGCGTTTAGGTTGCTCTTGTCGTGTCTGCGCTTTCAATGCCCAGGTCAATCCAGATACAATAGTAATAACAGAAATAAATAGTAATGTTCTTGATTTAGTTGATTTCATTTATTATAGTTTTTGTTTTGCTTTTTGAAATCCTTCTTCCGCTGTCCCGTTTCCAATAATGCTTAATTTAATGGGAAGTATTTCATATCCTTCCTCAAACAGTATATTCAACGGCCTAGAAACCCCTTTGCTGGCTAACATTTCAACCATGCCTATGCATGTAGCAAAATCTGGCGCTAGCGAAAATAACTGCGGATTACCATCATCAGCCACTAGTACATACAATTCTTCATCTTTAATTTCTTGTAATTTCATGTTTAATTTTTATTTATTAAATAACTCATTATAGCATACCCCTGGCATTAAAGCTCTATCGTAGTATGTTTTTACTAAAGGCTCATTAAAGAATATTCTTTCTTCTACTTGCTCTACAGTGATCCCATGCTTTGAAGCGATTATTCTCTTTAAGGCTACCTTCCAGTCTTCAAATGACCGGCTTGATTTAGCGGTTGGATGTTGTGGTATATTCTCTTCCATGTTGTTGTATGTTTAATTCGTCAAAGATAAATGGGAAACATAATTGGTTAGGGTCTTCAGGGATAGGTGCTTTGGGATTATCTGGGTCATCAGGATCACCATCATTACCCCAATCCCATTTTACCCATGCAGTACAAGTAGGGCTACCATTTGCATCATACGTCCATTCTTCTGGGTATTCTTTATCTTTTACATCATGGATCATTGACCTACACAATATCATGCATTGCTTTTTGTTATCTGGATCGGGATGTTGATTAATGCACCTATCACAAAAGTGATCTGTAAATGCCATTCCTTCTGTCCCGTTCGAGGGCCGGTATTTTTTATTATTCATGAGTTAGCTAATTCAAGTAAAACATCTGCGTGGCATGGTTGACCCTCTTTACACCAGCAAGCCAAATTTTTGCCTTTTAATTCAGACAAATCAGCCGTCATAATCAACCCTTTGCCAAATATAAATGCTGGATTCAACTTTATAAGAACTAGGTTTTTGTAGCAATTAATAGCTTCCTGAACAGTATTTATTTTAAAAGGAGTGCCAAAATGGTTTTTAACCTCATCGCCTACTTTAAATGGATTCCCCCATTTAGTGGGCCTACCAACATATACAGTATTAGGCGGCATCACCCATCCTTTTGTTCTCTTTCGTTGTATTCGTATCGGCATTTACTTCTATTTTAATGTGTTCGTTCCTGTGTAATTCAAGCATTTGTAATTTCTCAATAAACAGATCGGCATTTTTCTCCCAACATTTCTTCCGGTCTTTCAATTGAATTCCATACGACTCTTCCCATAGCTTTGTGAACTTACGAAGATTTGCAATAACTCGAATAGCCTCTTCAGTTATTTTTAATAACTCTTCCTCATTTCGTATTTGTATTTTCATAATTAAAAAGGCAAATCATCATCTCCGGTTAATGTAATATCAGTTGTTACTGGCTGATAGCTGTTAGCGCCATTATCATATGAAGAAGCCTGATTGCCTTGTGGTTGTTGGTTACCATCACCTGGTTTTGCACCACCTAATAATTGAATACTATGTACTCGTAAGATAATATTCGCTTTTACTTCACCCTGATTATTTTTATACATTTTAACATCAGGAGAGCCGTCCACGAAAACTTGTGACCCTTTCAGAAGATATTGCGCTACTTTAGTTTTATCAGTCCAATACGCACATCCCACCCATACAGTTTTTTGAACTTCCACATTATTCACATCCCTATATTTTTCAGTATGTGCTACATTGAAATTTATTACAGTTTTGCCATTTACATTATTTATTGTAGCGTCTTTCCCTAAGTGGCCAATTGCTTGTAGCTTAATCATAAATTATTTGTTTTCGTTTAAAAAATATTCTATTACGTAAAATGTTTTTGCAATTTCAATCATTCGTTTAGTGTCAGCGGTTTTACCCTTACATATTTCCAGAACAAAGGCCCACATCTGCTTTTTTACGCCTTTATCTAACTGTTCAATAGGCACTAATTTCTTATGCCTTTTAAGTTCTGAGTATACCCAGCACATTATCCCACGCCTACAGTTTAGTTCTACTATCTGGTTTGTATAGTCTACATTGTCCTGTTCAAAATAGAATGTTTCTTTTCGGCCTATACGCTCCATGCAGGCTAACCAATCATGATCTGCTTTTTGATATTTATCCATTATCCGCGCATATCTTGACCAGAAACATCAAAAATATTAAACATATCCTTAATCCTACTTCTTACTCTAAACCCATATTTTTCTTGAATTTCAGAAAAGCTATTGTTTGTGGAAATAATTAAATTATTAAACGTTTTATTGCGAAGATATATCCCTTCAATAAATGATTTAAAGAAATTAATTTTAGTGCCGTAATGATTAATAACACTTTCTTCTGTCCCTACATCATCCAAGTACAATATTTTGCTGTTGCTTGTTGGTATATTATACTCTCCATGTTCTTTTATTTCTTCAGATATTTCAATCATACTTAAAACAAGAATAGGGTTCAATTCATTTTTTGATAAGCATTTAACTAAATGTGTTTTCCCAAGCCCTGAAATACCCCGAATCAAAAGCCCTTTATTTAAAGAATATTTAAGTTGCGAATCAAAGTCTGTTTCAAATCTTTTGTCCCTGCTAACAAAAAAGCACAATGCAGTTATCAACTTTTTAGTATCATCATTAACAATTAGTTTTTTACCAAATTCATTTTGACTAGTCCATGACATTAATTTAAACATTCTATTAGCAGTCCATAACTCCCTAAGTTCTTTCTTCCTGTTCTCTTCAGTTTCTTTATCCTTTTTACGTTGCTCCTTTTGCCATTGATCATGATGCTTAAGCATATTAGAACGCTTAAGTAATTCATTTCGATCAATCTGAGCATTCCAATCTATTTGAGACAATCTGGATTCGATTTGTTCTGGCAATGCCGCAAGCTGGCTCATTTTCCATACTAAATGTTTTTTAGCCTCTGCGATCGCATGTTCGATAATGCCTTCCTCTTCTTCTTTTGTTAGAATATATGGCTCTTGTTCAGAATCAAGGTCTGTCAAATTCAATTGTTTGGCCAATTTCTGAAGCTCGTTGTTTAGGCTCATTTTTATAATTTTTCATTTTTAGAACTAATCTCTGCCATTCCTTTGTTTGGCTAATATCAGATAAAGACCTGTTTTTAAGCCATGAATCTGATTTTATGAATGGAATAATAACCTTCCAGCTTTCCAGAACGTCATTCATTTTACCATTCACGACCTCCGCCCTAGCCCATTTCTTCATTAAAGCTATTTTATAGGCTATTTGCAGGCAAGCCGAATAATCCGACTCTTTGTCAAAGAAGTAGTCAGGAATCGCCTCTAAATACATTTTAGCCATCTCGGATACTAAATACATGAAATAGTTTTTTTGAGATTCTTCGATGTTTACTTTACATAAAGACTCTAACTGTTTTATAACCCTAATAACATCTTCATTTATATTTATATTTACATTTTCCATATGTTGTAACATATGTTCTTTCATATGTTTAGTACTAACACGATTATCTTTCCTTGATTTACAGAACTTTACACGTTTTTCTTTCTCTGTTTTAAGGCGCTCATTCCAGTATTTGCCATTATTCTCCTTAAACTTGTCAGAGATTAGTGGCCATATATGATCGAACTTGTGACCCAACACATGTTTTATCATATGTATCGTCATATGATCCTTTTGAAATTGCAACATCAACAAGTCCATATATGCGCCCTTGCACTCAAAATCCAAGTACATTGTGCCAGATATGTAATCTCCTGGGTAAAATAAAAATGCTGGGTCTTTCGCCATTGTGCCGGATTGAACATGTTTTTAATAGGATTTAAGCCACTTGCGTGGATTCATGTAATCCAGCCTTTCGGTATTGCTTTAATTTGTTGGAAATTGTCTTCCGATCCACATTTAAAAGCCGGGCGGCTTTCGCTTTATCAAAATCTACCTGTCGGAGAGTTTCCACTATAATGTCGTATTCAGCCTTCAATGCGGCTATGTCTAACGGTTTAACTTTTCTTGGCATGTTTTTATGGGTAATTGATTCCGCTAAACTATGGTCTATTTATTGCATTACCAAATTTAAATTAATCGTTTTTGCGGAATTTTGTACACAATTCAGAGGCTCATAGAATATTAGATCGGGAACGGGTTCTTTAATGGTCACTTGGTTTTTCAAAAATTATTTTAGGTCACAGGATTAATTGATCTGTCACTAAATTTACGGATTTGATTTTTATTTCACCCCCGGTTGCGAAATGGGTTAAACTGCCGTCTGCATCCACTACGCTTTTATCATGGTTAAAATTCTGCATAAAGCTTATTACCTTTTCAACTGCGTCTTGATAATCATTAGCTACTACGAAATAAGACTTATTCCCGCTGCTAAAGGTAATAAACCCTGTTCCTGCATCTGGATCGCCAGTATCAACCCTGAATAACCTCATTAATGCCGATACTTTCATATTGTTTATTTATTTGGATAGTAGCATTTGGTTTACTTCTTCAGAGGTTAAGAAATAGTGATTGTTGTTTTAGAATGGCTGCTTCTTTATCTGTCTTTGGATATGCCGGGAGTTGTGACTTTACATACTCTTTCATCTTTGCTATGCCTTCTGCATTATGTTCAGAAGAATTAAGCCGATAGTCTACCCATGTCACATCCTGATTAAACCGGCTTTTGCCCGATCTTGGTGTTCTGGATACTTGTACGCCAAAAGGTTTCTCAATAAGCCGTGGAATCTCCCTGGCTATATTCGTCAATCCTATCTCATTAAAGCAATTCTTTACATTTAATACACGACCTTCCAGAAGGGCCAGCGCAAGTGCGGCTTTAGCTGTCATGATTAATTCGTTTATTCCAGTTTTCAATTAACTTCGTTCTTAGCCATTCTAATGAATAACGAAGTACTTCTTGAGTTTTTTCTATATGGCAACCCTTGCAGAAAATGCGCATGCCATTTCTTCCTTTCTGTTCTATATCCGCTTCGCCACCGCAGAAGGGGCATGGAAGTAAATTATTTTCTTCACTCATAACTCATTATTTAAGCACGCCATGAATAATACTATTGTCTGTCTTAAATATGTAAATTTATATAAACAAAATCCCCAATCATCCGACCCCCAATATGCCGTGTCTTTACCTTCATTAAAAAGAATTTTTTTGTCATATTTATCCGGGTTATAATATTTATCAAGAAATGATTTTGAAATTAACCCTTCCTCTGCTGCTTTGCATAGTCCAGTAGTAGGCATTAAGCCATAATGAATACAATCAAAGTAAAATTGCAAGTGTTTACCTAATTTCTTTTTAGCCATATACTATTGAGTTAATTTACTAATTGTTATGAATCTGGAATACCTGCTGTATATGTAGTTAATGAACCTAGACTTCTGATCTGGCAATAACTGTTCTAATCCAGATACTACAACATTAAGAAATTCTATTTCATCGAATTCTTTCTTTGGATCAGGAGTGGTAAATTCATCCAATGCCGCCTTAAACTCAGATTCGGAGTTAAAGATATTATTGGCTCTCTTGGTGTACTTTCTTTTTACTGGTTGTTTCTTTGATTTTTTGTTCATTGTTTTATAATTTAAAGTTTATTGCTCTGGTGCCACATGAAATTCTTCAAGATAAGGGGAGTAATCCAGATAGTCTTTTTGGGGATCACAAACTTGCTCAATGAGTATATCTGCACCCATTACGACACGGCCCCAATTGCAGTCACATCTTTTATATCTCCTTTTTATGAACTCATAAATTACCAATCTGTTGTCTAATTGCTTTACGTTTACCCCTTCTTCATCACATAATTCTTGTCTTATTTTTAATAGTTCAATTTTATCTTCATCTTCATCATCCCAGGTTTCCCACTGACCTTCAAGATCAATAAATGAATATCTATCCCTATTATCCCACATCATTTCACAGCTTTGCAGGAATTTTCTAGTTGTATCGAAATCATTGGTAGTGGCTTTGGCCATTCTCATTCCGGGCATAAAGTATATAGGTATTTATAGTGATTGCAATAATTCAGGATGCGAATATATATTACCGCATATCCTTCTTTGTTCGTTGTCTTTATCATTAATTGGGAATGTCCAAAACATTGTTTCGTCCAGTGCTTCAGCACCTTCCTTTTTGTATTTGTGATATTCTTCAATAGTCAATAAGCCAAACATTGCCCATTCTTTTATGAATACACACACCAGATATTCGGTAGTATCATATTCATCTTCCATTTTTTCATTCCTTACTATATCTGATTCGTATAGGTTAATACCATTTACCTGATGTCCTGAGAACTGACATACTGTTTCAGGAACTATTTTAGCAAGTGTAATAGCGTAATCAGAACTTGTAACATCTTTAGTTAGCGGAATCGCTATGTAATCCTTGTCAACTACGACAACCCCATTCCCATAAACCCAATTACCGGTATCAATTTTCTTTCCCTTAAATGAATACTCTCTCATATATTATATTTTCAAAGTGATTGTAATAGAGCTTCTTTTGTTGGGTGTGCTGAATTTTCGTTAACTTTAATTAAAACAATAAGGTCTTTATTATCCCTGCTACACAAGTAAATTATTTCTTGTACTACCTCAGCAGAATCCTTCATCTGTCGCCGTTCTATTTTAATTCCGCGTACCACCGTTTCTATTGCTTTTAAATTATGAATAAACCAAACGGTATCTCCTTCTTTAAATTTAAGTTCTATTGTCATATATTATACAGTTATTAGTGTTTTAAAGAGCATTAGTTTTAATGAATCTACCATACCTATCTCTATCCTGCCAAAAGCCGCTGTTAATTATCCTGGGTTTAATGTAACTGGATTTTGAAATAAAAATAGCCCACGGCAACCGCTGTGTTTGTCCCTCATAAAGTATTCTCTTATATACATCCTGAAAAGTAACTTGTGAGGCTATCCGCTTGTTTACCTCAACTCCGTCTATTTCTAAAACAATATCTATGTACAGCCATTTCTTAGGAGGGGTTACCATATTATATTTTAAATGAAGTGCCTAATAATTTATTGATTTTATCCAAGTCATCTTGTGTCCAGTCAATCCTGCCTTTCATTTTACGAGATAGCTGCGCTTCTGATATACCCGTTTGAGCAGCCAACCATGACTGGTTAGTAAAATGATCTTTTATTTGTTCGCCAATAGACTTGTTCTCTTTTATTTTCTGTGCCATCAAATATTATTTCAGCGAAGTTAGAAATATTTCTTGCATGAACAAATTATTTCCCATATTTTTGTTTCAGTAAAACATAACAACATGGGCCTACGCGAAATTCAAGATTTGAAAAACAAGGCAAATGATCCGAAGCCTCCCAAAAAATATGTAATCCCAAAAATCAGTAAGAAGCGTCAAAAGAAACTTGAAGAACAAAAGGATTTATTGAAACTGGATGAGGCGTTTTATAAAGAGGTATGGGCGGCCTCTGCACACAAATGCCAAAACTGCGATTGTAAGCTACCTAAAACGCCATATAACTGGATGTTTCACCACCTACTAGAAAAGCGAAATTACCCACAATTCAGACATGTACCAGAGAATATCGCTATTCTTTGTTTAAGCTGCCATTCAAAATGTGAAACAAATATCGATTTTGCACCTAAAATAAAACAACGCCGCAAAGAAGCGGAACAAAACTGTCATAAATGGGAGAAATAAAACTAACCGAAAAGGATTTAAAGATTCTTGAAGTAATAAAAAATCATGTAGGCGCTATTGGCCCTACTAATATAGGTATTAAACTAGGCCAGTCTTATACTTATGCTAGTTCATATTGTTCTGGATCATTAAAGAAACTTTTAGCTGCTGGGCTAATAGTTAAAATAACTACTGATAGAGTAAAATATAAACTAAATAATTCTGTAAAATGACAAAAGAAGAATGGTTTGAAAAAGCTACTGAGTTTTCAATGGGTATTTGCCCAATATACAATATGGGGGTATATATTGAAACTCGTGGGCCCGGTAGATGGGTAGTGAAAATGGATCGTAGTAATGGGTGGGTTTTAGGTAAGGATGCAGAATGGCACTGGGAGCCTCTCCCGTCATCCAGAACCGATGAGTTTCTGAATAACACCAGATTCCAAAGCCCAGATGAAGCTTACGAATTCTGGGTTAATAATGTAAAAGAAAAAAAGGATTTATATATATGATTATAACCCTTAACACAAGATCAGAGTTTATACCCGGTACTTTAATAGTTGATAAAAATAAAGGAGTATACGGAGTTGTTTTGTCTTTGTATGAACCCGGTACTGAAATTAGAACTTATAAAGTCAAAAGCCTTAACCTATCCAAAAACAGATTCATTCGTAAACTTCAATTAGTAATCATTAAAAAAGCATTTAAATATTAATCTATGGGAATGTCAACACATATTGCAGCATTTATACCAGACACCGATCCGGAATTTCAAAAACACAAGGCAGTTGCTTTAGTTTGCATGGAAGCCAAAGTGTCTCTCCCTGCCGAAACGTCTAACTACTTCAATGTAAGGTATAATCCTTACCTGGGAATGTTTGATGAAAAACTTCAAATAGACTTAAAAGAGGGAGAGCATTATGAAGAATGGCGTGAAGATTCAAGTGAAGGATTCGAAGTAGACCTAACAAAACTTCCAAAAGGAGTAACTAAACTAAGATTCTATAATAGCTGGTAAAAATTAAACCCATGATACTATTAACTGCTTATTTAATTGGATATTTTATAACTTTCGGACTTGTTATTGGAACGGAAGATAAGTTCGATTGGGATACATTTGGTGCATGTGTTTTCATATCTCTCTTATCTTGGATAATGATAGGTATATACTTGGCTGATTTCATACCTAAAAAAGAAGAAACTAAACCATAAACAATCACCTTCAATAGTATTTGTAATGAGTAATAAAGTAAGTATAGAGGAGATGAATGAGGCGATAGTCTTGTTTATGGGCGGTTCATCAATAAAAGAACACGGCGGCAAAAGATATGTATACTATACCCAAAGCTGCGCCAGGGAAGTTGCAGAATTGGGATACCATTCATCATGGGATGCACTTATGCCATGTTGGGAGAAGTTTCGGAATAATGTTTCAGATCATTTCGATGAAGATTTTCCGCCCGAGTATTGTGCCATGTGCGATGCATGGGCGCTTTATTGCGAGCATGTAAACATTAATGGCGCTCACAGTATTATTTATGAGGGAATTCAATGGTACAATAAACAACAATCAACCACCACCAATGACACTACCACCAGAAATACAAAAACAAATAAGTGACCGCGAAGATGAACTGATCAAGGATATGAAAACCGATAATGACCGTAATATTGGTTACTATATAGGCTTCTGTGATGGACACGAAGCAGGCGCTACCGAATGGGCGGGTAAGGTGCAAGGCTATTCTAATCTACTTAGTGAAATGCGTGATTGCTTATCCGCAGTGTTAATGATTAACGATGTACGCCCATTACAAGATTCCGAATTAATTGAGGATATTAATAACGCCCTCGCAAAATACAAGGAGGTAAGTAATGAACGCTGATTGTAAAGGCGCATTAGCGCAGATAAACAGATCATATAAAGCCTTTGTTCATAATGATAAATCAATGAGTAAGGCAGAGGTAAAAGCTGTTCTGAAATATGCTATAGAAAAAGGGTATGAGCATACTGGGATGTTAAGCGATGAAGAAGTTGATAATGTTTTAAATAAGTTAAACGATGGTAGATAAAGACACACAATTACCGGCTGAGGATAAGCCAAGCCCTCTGATAACCGATCTGCTACCAGCGCAAGAAGTACACAACTTGTACATGCAGGAAATGAAAATTTCAAGCGAACTAAATAAAGAGATAAAAAAAGTTCGCGAATACCTGTTTGATAATTTCGGCGAGTTCTCGGAAGCCAAAATACTTTCTTATCAAAACGGAGAAAAGCACACTGTAGATTTGGTTAAAATTGTTGTCACCGAATACACCACCAAGCTGCACAGGGCTACGGAGTATTTGAATTTGTTATTATCTGCGCAGCTATGCGATTTAAAAGCCCCAGATCATTTAATTAACGAAATAAAAACATTTTTGGATGGAACAAAATAAAAATGGCATTTACCAAGTAAGCGAAAACCCATTGGAAACAAGTGGCCGACCTGCGTCACTATACTTCACAAGCAAATTTGCAGACGAAGTAGGAAGTGAATTTATTGCAGATTTCGAAAACCCGATCAACGCCCGGTTGGTCTGTAAGAGATTAAATGACTACAAATACCTACAGGCGAAATGCGACAGGTATGAGAAAGCATTGAAAGATATAGCTAAACAGCACAAGATCGACGAAATGGATGCTAACGATTGCGATGGCGATATTTCTGAAGGATATGATGCTATTATCAATGTTGCCCGCGAAGCCCTATCCGCAGGGGAAGGGGGGAAGGAGGTGGAGACAAAAAGAGTTCAACCAGATTTAGGTAATTGTCAACGATGCGGCATAACACCCGCCACTACTACATATAGCGATCTTAAAGTATGCGCTCATTGTGACAAAATGCTTAATGATGAATTTGAACGTGAATATCAGTAAAACCAAAACGGAGAATAAACAATGAACATAGGGCACGAAAAGGCATTAGCCGAAATGATGCAACTCAATGAGATTGGTGTCAGGCTGGTTCTAAAAGAAATGCTTAAGGCCGGGAAAATTGCATTCCCCTTATTAGCACAGGAATATGTTCAGTATCTGGAAGGATGCAATACCGAAAAGGAACACACAATATCAACTCTTTCTTTGCATCTTGGATTAGTTGCCGGTTCTGACAAATCACCATTTGCTAAAGATAGCCGTAAATATTTATTCGAGAAAGGATTGTATACCGGAAATGATGGATCGATTTTCGGCAAACAATTGGAGGATGAATTTGGAACCACTAACCAGTTAAACAATGGACAATGAGTAAAGGTCACGGCATACGAAAAATTCAAGCCACGCTAATGAAATTGGATGCACAAGCCGATTATGATGTAGTTAAGGCAATCTGCAAGGCTAAAGGCTTCCCGATTGTGATTCCTAAAGGAGATTCAGCTTGGAAGATAGAAGACGCTACCGCTGAAATGATAAAGTCGTTGCCGGTTGATCAGCAAATATACCTACGGAAAGGATTAAGTTATTACGTTTCGCTAATTCGCTCAAACAATAAATAACGGGAATCAAAAAGCTCTGGATTATTGTCCGGAGCTTTCGTTTTCAAATCGCCTGTCTGGTTTAGAAGTTAGATGCCATCTGATATCGCATGCAGCTTATTTAATATAACTCCAGCTACGCCCACTAATTACATTCCATATAGTTCTTTTTTTTAATCTTAATAACTCGGAAATTTTATGCGGCGTGGTGCCGGAATAGTATAACTCTCTGATTTTAATCACGTCATCGTGAGTGAGTTTTATAACACTATGCCTTCTTTTTATAAATATATCAATAACATTGTCCTTTTGTGTTCCTAAGAAAAGATGATCTGGATTACAACATGGGGGATTATCACATTTATGAAGAACATTATAGCCACCTATATCGCCTTTGTAATATTGATATGAATATCGATGAGTGCGCCAGGTTTTATTATCTATGGCAAACGTCCCATATCCATATCCCAATCTAATGCCTTGCCACTCCCAACAACCATCATCATTAATCTTTATATTTTTTAAAAATAATGAATGGGTATTTCTTTCCTTGCGTCCCCTCCTTATATCAACTCCATTCATTTCCAATATCTTTTTTATTGTTTTTTTAGTTGACTTATATTTGCTGGCTATTTCGGCAAGGGAATTACCGTTATTATATAAATCTACTATTTTCGGGTGTTTATTAAGTTCAACTATTAATGTCATTTTCCGTTTCATTTTTATTTATTTTGATACATAGTATTTATTCCTCCTTTTGTTGTTTTGGGTTTAATTCTAATTCTTTAAGTAGATTACCTATACTTAATAACGCAAACATTGGAGGATAGTTATTCGCTTTTGCCTGTTCAATACATTCGTTTATTCCTGCTTTAAATTTTAACCATTTATCCATTGGGAAGGCTTCTATTTCAAGGGTGTTTTTTATTTTAAACCTTTGGTTATCCTCTTTCCACCCAAATACTTCACCTATTTTTGCACCAATTTCAAGCTCCCCACGGCCTTTATAAGCGTTTATATATTTATCAAAATTCGGCTCACCGAACGCTTCATATGTACTTTCAAATTCAGTTATAAATCTCATTGATATTAAATTTATTTAGTTTTAAGAATAGCTATAGCTTGCTCAAGTTCATCCCTGAATTGTTCCATGTTAGGATATACGCTTTTTATTGGGGGCGGCCCCTTGTATCCAGGTAGGTGCTTGTACTTCTGTTCTTCCATTTTACTAGACATTATAAGTAGGTTCTGGCGCTCTAATTCTTTTTCAAGATGGGCTATTACCAAAAGCATCGTAGTCTATTATTTTAAGGTTAGTTTTTATATAAAACGGGTTCATGTTCATCCATCTTTCATGCTTTTTGTTTTCGCATTTAAAAAGGAGCTTTGATAGCTGATGGTAAACTATATCTCCTACTCTTATGTTCATTTATGATCCTTCAGGTTTAATTCAAGTATAATAAATTTTCCCTCTTGACCTTGTAACTCCACCAAAAGATCATGATTACCAATTTTAAGTACTGTATCGTAATCGGTTCCTGAAGTCCATGAGCTATATTGATATGAGCTTGCTTCATATTCAGCAGTCGCATAGCCGGATATTTTCTTAAGCCATTCTTCTGTCATCTCGTTTTTAGTGCACCGCTTATCTGACAACCAATAAGATACCTGAACGGATATATTGTTTACAGATTGAATTGCTTCCCGGAAACGTCCAACGAGATCAATTTTATACCCATCTTCTTGAATTAATTTTATAGTAGGGAAGCTATCGGCGTATCCTTTCTCAATAATCCCTGATAATGTTATTTTATACATGTTAATTGTTTTGGTTGAATGATTTCAAATTCTGTTTCCTCTGAAGACATGTTTGGATACCTTGGTATATTCGTAACATTCGGGATTCCATCACGCATATACTCAACTATTAAAACGCCAGTTTCTTCAATTAATCCGATTTTAGTTACAGTAGCAAGAAAGAAGTAACCTTTCAATGCTCCTATCTGCCAATCTGATAAAGTTTTTATTATCATAAATTAAGGCTTATTGATTACTTCTAGTTCTATGCCTTCTTCTCTAAGAAGAGTTTCGATGGCATTTAATTTTGCTTCGGGAGTAGTATCCTCGTCATCGTTTATATTAATTGCTGATACAACAAACGAACTTTCGAATAGCGGCACCGATGTTTCACATTCGGATGGTTCACCCCGCTCAAACAACTCATTATCTGGGATGCCACATTGTTTCCCAAATTGTCCTAAACAACACATAAACCCCTTATTATTAAGCAATGCTGTTTCGCCATCACCAAGTGAATTCCCTCCGTCCATTCCACATCTCCATTTAGAATAATCAAGTATTAGTTTCTTTGGCTTGCCCATGTTGTTTTTTATTTATTTCGTTTTACATTCATTGCCTTAGCCAACGAATCTATTATGCGTACATATTTATTAAAAGAATCAATACACCTATTTGCGCGCAATCTATATCTTTCATTGGTGGTCTGATAATATAAAACTTCGTTTTCGTATTTCTTTATATTGAAGCTATCTCTTTTGCCCACAACTGATAAGACTAAATTATACCTAGCCATTGCGTCTGAAGCTTTTAATGCAGCAGAAGAAGTTGAAACAGCAGGTGTATCAGTGGCATTATTAACTTCAGTTATTGGCTTATTAGCCGGATATTTACACGCATATAAGAAACAAAAAATCAGGATATACTTCATATTTTTATTTATTTTGAATAATGTTATTTAGTGGGTTTTTCAAGTATAAATCTGTGGCCGCAATCGGGACAAGTTACTAGCTCACCCTCAATAATTGTTTCTCGCTCAACCGCTTCTCCATCCTCCATAAACAATACCCATCTATCTTCAATATCTTCTCCTTGCGCCATTAATGCCCCGGTAAGTCCGAATTCCGGGTATTCTTTTTTCATTAACTGTATGACTAAGTTAACTTTATCTACTAAATCATATGTTTTTTCTGAGCCATCCCATCGAATACCGGAAAAGTCGTCTAGTAATTGTAAGTCTATGTAAGTAAGTCCATTAGTGCCCCATTCTGGATGCTTACGACAATCTTCACCTAAATAACTTTTAATTTTCGATAATTGCGAAGCAGTTAATTCTTTTGTAAATTTAAGTTCTCCTTTAAAAGTTGTTGTATAGCCCATATTTATGATTTTATAATTATTTATCCTTTAAGTTTTTCTTTTGTAAGCTTCTGAATTTCTTCAAGAAGCCCCTCGTTATCTTTAAGAAGTTGTTTGGCGGCATCTTTCCCTTGACCTAACTTACTGTCGTTGTAGCTATACCAAGCACCGGCCTTTTTAATTACGCCTAGATTAGAAGCTATTTCAACAAGTTCGCCTATCTTATCAATTCCTTCCCCAAAGATTATATCATATTCGCAGTTTTTGAATGGGGGAGCCACTTTATTCTTGACTACTTTAACTTTCACGCGATTCCCAATAGCTTCATCCCCGTCTTTTATTTGGGCCATCTTACGCACATCTAAACGCACAGATGAATAGAACTTTAAGGCATTCCCGCCAGTAGTAATTTCCTGTGGCTGATAAGGATTTCCAATTGTGGCGCGAAGTTGGTTAATGAAAATACAAATTGTATTAGTCTTTGAAATAGTACCGGTTAATTTCCTGCATGCCTGCGACATAAGGCGGGCCTGTAGTCCCATTTTTGAGTCGCCCATTTCGCCTTCCAATTCAGCTTTTGGTACCAACGCAGCTACCGAGTCGATCACTACAATAGCGAATGCTCCACTAACAATCAATCTATCAGCTTCTTCAAGCGCCTGCTCCCCGTAATCCGGCTGGGATAGGTGAAGCGCATCAATATTTACTCCGATCGCTTTTGCATAAGTTTCGTCAAAAGCATGTTCAACATCAATAAAGGCACAATTCCCGCCACGTTTTTGAGCTTCAGAGATCGCATGAAGGGCTACTGTAGTCTTTCCTGAGCTTTCAGGGCCGTAAATTTCAACTATTCGGCCACGAGGCAGGCCACCAATTCCAAGGGCGTAATCCAGCCCTAATGAGCCCGTAGGGATAAACCCGATATTGCCCATTGGTTTGTCTCCAAGCCGCATAATCGACCCTTCCCCAAAATCTTTATTGATCTTATCAATTGCCTCCTGCGCTCGCTCCAATGCTTCTTTCGAAGGGGCTAAAGACAAGTCACCATTTGCCGTAACCTTTGTTTGAGATAATTCAACTGGCGACGGAGTAGCGATCGGACGGGATAAAAACTCTTTGATCTTCGGCACCCAACTTTCGGGCATATCCTTAGAGCCCCCCAAAACCGCTGAAAGGCTATTTTTGGGCAACCCAATAGATTCTTCCAGGTCACTTTTTTTGGTTCCAGATTCAACAATTTTCTTTAGTTCTAAGATTAGTTCTTGCATTAGTTTTTTAGTTTAAAAGTTAGTTCTAGGACTAAAAACTAACACACAACTAACTACATTTAGCGCTACTTTTAGTCCCGAAACTAAAGGTAATAAGAACTAATTAAACTAACAAGCAAAACAAATAAATTAACTAATATTTTCACAAAACAGTGATTTTCAATACCCC